TTAGTGCCATTCGCAGGCAATTCCGTCACCGTCACGATCCAATGCCGAACGATAGCCCGGCTGGCCCCGATACAATGGCGCGGCGCCGGCAGCTCGCGCTGCTGAACAGTTCTTGTAATACGCCCAACCGGTCGAGGAGTCGTCGGAGGAATAAGATGAGCCCGAATTGGTTGACGTCGAAGCCGCTGCTGCGGCGTCCTCCCGTTGCTTTACCGCGTTCTCGCGTGAGTCAAGCTCAGATGACCGACTATCCAAATCCGATTGCCTTTTATCGAGTTCAGCCTTCTTGCTGTCGTACTCATCCTTGTAGGGTTTGAGCTCATCTATCCGCTTCTGATTGTCAATCACAATTGACTGCAAGTCAGATATCTTACTGTTGAGGTTCCGGACTTCCTCTTTATGGGCGTCGATCATCTTCGTGTATTCGGGCTGCTCCACCGGATCACGAGAATCGTATCCGCCTTGCCAGCCCATGAAGAAGGCGATTAGCGCGACCAATACCAATGCCAGCACCATGAATACCGCGAAAAGCGGTGCCGGAATCCTGTTCACTGCACGACTCGCGGCTTCAATGGATTTCTCGACAAGATCATCCTTCTCCGGCTTCGACCCCTTAACCTCAGTCGCGGCAGTAGAAGACGCGGGCTTAGTGGTGCTGGGTTGAGTCTTGGCGGCATTCGCCTGCTGTTTCACCTGATGCTTCTCTATTTGGGAGATTCTCCTGCTCAGGTCATGGAAGAACACGCTAAGAACTCTGTCTCCATCCTCGCCTTCTTTGATGAGATAGACGATGACCTCATGATCTTTCACCCTTATCCGCAATTTGCTTCCAAAGGACGAGCGAGCTCCTATATCAGTACCTTGCTTAACCAAGACGAGAGGAGAATACGGCCCTGATTTAAGTAGGGAATCGATTGCCGTCTTAATCAGTTGTGGCGAGCATTCGTATGTTTTTGATTGACTAGACACCACGTCCCCTTGCCGAAACCCATTCTCTCCGTATGAGCGATACTATCATTATTTGGCTTGAACGGAGAACATCTGAATTGCGATTATCCAATATCTGGTGCATAATCAGAATCATGCAATCGAACAAATGTTCGGGTCAGTAGGAAAAAGAATGGGGCGCGTCTCCTCCGCCAAGATCGGACGCGCCCCAAAGCATTGCCCCTACCGGAAAGGATAGGAACATGAACTAGTGTATATCATTCTCCTTATCTTCAAGCCCAGTTCTCGCGGCAATGGACTCAGCTCGGGACACAAGGTCTGACACCTTGATTCCCAGAGCGTCGGCCAGTTTACGCATCTGCTCAAAGTCGGCTACCGACTGAAGCTTCAGAATTTTCCGAAGCGTCGAGAGAGGCACACCAGACTTTTCCGCCAGGGCGGGGTTTCTAATACCTGCTTCTGCCCCATAGGACTCTATGGCTTTTGCCAGAGCCATTGAGTACGGGGTGATTTCTCGTTTATTTGTACCCATGTGGGTTACATTACTCCATATTAGGACATAAAGCAACCCCAAATGGGTGACACGCCGTATTTGAAAGTGACCCAAATGGGTGATAATGTATTCCACATGAGCAGCAAACAAGCAACATCCAAAGAGCTTGGAGAGGCGATGAAGAGCCTCTTTAAGTGGCGCGGAGTTAATCAAGATGAAGTTTCACTTGAGACTGGCATACCGATTACTTCACTCAGTCGAAAACTGAACAGCGGTGTTTTTAGGTATGAAGAGATGTGCTCGATAGCTTCAATCCCGAAAGTCCAGCTTTCAACGATCATTACCTTGGCCGAATGGATACACGGCGGAGGAGATTTTGAAAGGTTCGCTGTTGAGCATCTTTCTCCTTCTTCTCTTAATAAGTCTCCTGTATTGGAGGTAACAGCATGAAGATGCAGCTTGACCTCAACGGCCCTTCCCCTCCCCTGATCATTCACGGGCTGAAAACGCTGATTGAAGATGGAGACGTCGAAACATTGGAAATCACCGGGGACGGCCTATCCAATGCAACCGCGATTGGGAAACTCCTGAACATCGACCCGTCGATACTGGCTTCCAGCCAAGACGTGCCGCTGGTTATCGACCTGGACCACGGGAACGCGGCGTATGCCACCTTCGGCTGTGTACGGTTCCTTGATAACCAGCGACTGCTGGACTGGCTGGACATGATTCAAACCGGGGCGTTCAGGAACGTACCGGATATTGAACCGTCCACGGAAGTCCTGCCCCGTCTACGCCCGACAGAATCAAACCAGTGAACGAGTTCCGCAGGTTCGTCGCCCTGAACTTGACCAGAATGGCCTCACCGTCCGGAATCGTCTGATGTGGTCCACCTTCCACCACGAGGAACGGCTTAGACACCCCATCGAACGATTTGACGGCTTCCACGGTGAGCTGCTTTCCGCTCACGTTGACCAACCGCCATTCGCGACGACCGACCAGCACAGGCCTACTCCAATACTCCATATTCACCTCCTCTCCGAAAGAGAACACCATGAACACATCAAATCGTAGCCCAGCAGCCAACGAGGCGAAGAATGAAGCCCCTGAGATTTACAGCGGAAAGGTAGGAGTGGAGATCGTACCGGATATGCGCAAGCTCAGGAGCTTCGCCAAGGACTTCATCGCCCTCGTGGACAGTTACTGGCCGGAGGAAACAGGTAGTCCCTTGGCCACGCAATCCAGGCAGACCGGCAACTGTGATTCGCCTACACCGGACATGTCCTCGACTTCGGCACCACAGTAATAGCAGCGATTGCCGTTCTGCTCCTTCACAGCACGAACGGCCATCTGTTTCAACCGGTCATCGAAGTCCTTATTGAACTTGACGAAAGCCATATTCACCTCCTCTCAATGAATCGAGACATTATGAACACTTCGAAAGAGCCGGAAAACCTGTATGAAGAGCCACCCGTACCGGAGATCAAGCCATGCCCCATCTGCGGCAAGACCCCATCGGTCTACTGCGCCGGATGCTCAATGTTCGGAAGCGGTGCCAGCACCAGGTTCTGGAATTGCCGGTGCATCGACTGCGATTATCCCAAGCGTCCTTCCGGATTGAGCGTCAATTACTGTAATAAGGCCGACGTTGCCGACCATTGGAATGAGTTGGCGGACCGGTCTGAGAAAACACTGGACGCACCTCTTCCCGAATGCCCCATCTGCAATAAGCGTCCGACGCTTGTAGAGATCGTCGGCAAAGGAATGGTCTACGACTGCGGATGCGATTGCGTGAGTATTTCAAGCCCCTCCCTCAACCCGATAGAAGTCAAGAAAGACTGGCTGAGAGAAGCCGCCCGCAGAGCGGACTACCTGAGAAGGCTTCGCTCCTGCACGGATGTGCTGTCAAGAAATTAACAAGTCTTGCCGCAGTGGGTCGTTTTTTATCCACCTATCGACTACAGGCAAATAAATACCATACTGCGATCTGCTGCGGCAACCATCGGCCGGAACCCTTCGGGGTGTCTGGACACGCACCATCGCCGCCACACCATAGGACTCGTCATCCATCTCTCAGAAACCAGAAACACGGTGGCGGCAAGGACGTTCTCGGTTCGAATCCGAGTCCGGCCACGAGGAAAGGACATGCCATGAACAGGAAAACGTATGGGGCTCACTGCTCCGGCTGGCAGCATTCACCTGATGAACGCCGGCACCGGCATGAGAACACGAAGACAATCACTTGTCTGACGTTGGCGGCGACCGGGTTCCTGATTCTCTCACTGCAACCCTATGCGGGCCCGTGGAGCATTCTCGCAGGCTTCATGTGCTGTTCGCCCGTCATGCTCTCGTTCGCATTGTCGAAAGGAACACAAAAATGATCTGGTTCATACTCGCCGTAATACTCCTGCTCATCGGAGTCGGCATGATAGCCGTCGCACTCGCCAACGGTGGCGACGGAGCCGGTTTCGGCTTCATTCCCATCATCGTCGCCGCACTGTTGATGATTCCGGCATGCCTATACTCGCTGGACGTAGGCGAGGTGGCCGTCATCCGCAACATGGGCGGCTCCGTCGCCGGTCATGCGGAGAACGCGGGCTTCCATGCGAAGGCGCCGTGGCAGTCGGTCATCAAATACGATACGCGCAACAACCTCATCAACTTCTTCAAGGACACCGACTACAAGTACGACGGCGGCAGCGCGGAAGGCAAGGAGATCACGGTCAACGACCGTAGCGGTGCCAGCGCGAACATCGACATTCAGGTCAACTATTCGCTCGAACCGTCCGCCGCCGAAATGCTCTACTCGGAATACGGCAAGCAGACCACGTTCACGCAGAACTACATCGGCAACGACCTGCGCAGCGTGGCCCGTGAAACCTCCGGCAAGTTCGACACGATCACGATGCTCACCGACCGTGGCAAGTACACGAAGGCCGTGCAGGACGCGCTCACCTCGAAATGGAAGAGCATCGGCCTGACCGTCGAACAGGTGTCCGTGCAAGACATCCGCTACCCGAAGTCCATTACCGACAGCTACGCGCAAGCCCAAGCCGCCGAGGTCGCCAAGCAGAAGGCGAAGAACGAGCAGGAGACCGCGAAGGTCGAGGCCGAGACGAAGCGCATCAAGGCGCAGGGCGAGGCCGACGCGAACAAGGTGCTGAACGATTCCCTGACCGACAACGTGCTCCGGCAGCATTACATCGACGCTTTGAAGAACGCCGACCAGCTGATCGTCACACCCGAGGGCTCCAACACCCTCATCCAACCCAAATGATTCTTCCGGGCGGGGTTCTTTATTCCTTTACTTCCTCGTCCGGTGGCAGCCAAGCGCATGGTGCCGCACCTACGAAGCCTTCCAATGGTCATGGACTTCTCCAAGGTGCACCGGGTTCGACTCCCGGCTTGGCGCTCAGAAAAATTTAACCCCTTCGCGTCCTTGCGTCGGAAACCAATAAAAGGGTTTCGGACGTGTCAGCACCGGCGTAGAAGGACAACCAAATAATCAAGCCCAGTGGAGGGAAACAATCATGGAACTCACCCCATTCGACCGTATGAGACTACTCAACACGGAGGACGCCGACTGATGGCATCTGATTTCAACTCCATCGCCAAAGCCATCCGTTATCTCGGTGATTGCGTCCGTTATCTCGCGGACAAGTATGTGGCCGTGAACGATCGCGTGTACTCGGATTGGAACGAGGCATCGAAGGTCGTGGGAGACGTTGGCCGCGACCATGTGGCCGATTATGCGGAGGCATCTCACAAGCAGGGCAAGTCGCGTACTTGGCGTCACAGTCACCTGATGGAACGCGAGGAACAATTGTCCATGCAGTCGAGGGGTTCTCATGTTGACCCCGAATGATGTCCGGCATAGAAAGTTCCGCACGTATCGTTCCCTGCTTTACGGAGAGGTCTACGACGTGGAGGACGTTGACGATTTTCTCGACTTGGTGGCCGACACCATCAAGGTTTTAGGCAAGGAAGTACTCAAAGCAAGAAAGGAGTGGCAATGACCGTCGAGCAGATGGCCGATGACGATTACTTCGCGTTTGACGCGGTGGACCAGACCGCGTTGAAGAAGTATCTGGTCAGCCCGTTGGCGTATTCGCAGTATCTGACCGGCGAGCATTCGTCCTCCCCCCAGTTCGAGTTCGGGAAGGCGGCTCACAGTCTCATATTGGGCAGTGGCCCCGAGGTGCTGGTGAAACCGAACCTACGCACCAAGGAAGGCAAAGCCAGGTATGCGGAGACATTGAAACTGCATGAGGGCGAGGATATCGTATGGCTTTCCCCCGATGATGTGGAGAAGGTCGAGGCCATGCGGGACATGGTTGGAGATTTCTTCACGAAGCTGGATGGTCAGCCGGAGGTGGCGATGATCGCCGCCGACCCTGATACCGGATTGTTGATTAAGGGCAAGGCGGACTGGTTGCCGTCCACTCCCGACCCGGATGGTGTGCTGCGTATCCGTGATTACAAGACCACGGTGAAGTCGCCGGACGAGTTCGAGCGTTCCTGCTGGCAGTACGGGTATCACATTCAGGCCGCGTTCTACATGCGTCTCTACCGGTTGACGATGCCCGAATATAAGGGGCCGTTGGGTTTCGAGTTCGTCGTGCAGGAGAAGAACCCGCCGTTCGACTGGATGCGCTACGAGATTCAGGAGGATTCGCCCATCATCACCGAACTGGCGGAACCGAAGATAAACCACGCCTTGCAGGGCATCAGATGGTTCCGTGACAACACGGAGGACCCGTTGGAGGCCATGAGGGCCTACGGGTTGCCTAAATACCCGAAGGATGTCGTGTTCCCCGACTGGAAGCTGTTGGAGGAAGAGGAGGAGATTGAATCATGGCGGTAATTAAGAAGGACGCTCAGGGCGGTCGTGGCACGTATGCGACCCTGGCTCAGGTCGTGAACTATGTGGACGAGCAGGGGTTCGACCTGCAATGGCCGACCCAGTTGGTTGACGGACGCCTGTATGTGGATACGGCCGTCAGGAAGAAGGGCACGGACAAGTGGATTGCCAGTAATTGTCTTATCCCGGTCGAGGTGGGTGATTCGCGTGGCATGAGCGTCATGCAGGCCCTCGGTTCCGCATTGACGTATGCGCGACGCTACAGCACTTGCGGCGCGTTCGGACTGGCGACCACGGATGATGACGGTGAGACGAGCGGCTACAAAAAGCGTTCTGTCAAGGGTATGACCGACGAGCAGAAAACACAGATCGACCGGATTCTTGAAGACTGCAAGATTCCGGTGGGTCAGGAGAACGGTTTCATCGGCAATGTCCTGCAAACGCGGGTCGCTTATGGCACGTTGACCGAATATCAGGCGCAACGGTTCATCGACGCTTACCGACAGCACAACGACAAGGTTAAGGAGGCTCCTAGTGAGCAGTGAGATTGGTTTGAACGACGTGAAACCGGGCATGTGGGTTGAGTTTGATGATACGGACGGGCATTATGCGGGCGAACTGCATGAGATGAAGAACCCGGAAAGCATGGTGGACGTTCTCATCATGAGTATGGGCCATAAGCCGCCACTGTACATCGAGACCGAGGATGAAGGCAATCTCGTGGTTTTCTTGGATTTTGGCGATGGGTACAGTACCGGTTCCGCTCGGAACGTGCATGTGTACGAGTCGAAGCCCGAGACGGAATCCGTCAAGCAGGCTGAAGATGATGACAAGAAACCGTTCTGGAAAGGCAAGACCTGCGGGGAGCTGGAAGGGCTGCGTGTCAAGATAACGTGGAATAACGGCGACACGATGACCAGTACGCTCGACATGGTGGGAAACGTTGCTCATTGCGTCTCTCTTTCTCCCGCCATTCGTTCATCCTCGACTTTCGTCCCTTACTCCGGTATCAAGTCCATCGAACTGGTGGATGATGCTTTCCGTGAGCGTATCACCGATATCACGAAGGTTCGCCCCAGCGACAAAGTGGTGGTGAAGAACGGCAACGAGTACACGGTGAAGAAGACGGATTCTGACCGTGTGGGCGGACAGACCCTGTGCCTGAGTATCGGGGAGCTCGGCTTTCCGGACGGGCGGTGGATGGATGACTCCTTTTTCCAATATGCGTACCGCGGACCGTACACGATGGATGACCTTCCGAAGGAGCCGGGCTTCTACAAGGCTCGCACCGAATCGGTGTGGAAGCATGACGGCAAACGTTGGATGCCGGTGCTCTCCCATGATGGCACCATCGCCCCCGCCTTCCCATGCCAGTCCCAATCCCGCAGCCAGTTCTTCAAGACCAGTGTCCGGGATGATCGTTTCCCGTTCACGAAGGTGGAGGCGAGCTTCGAGTGACTTTCACCCCGAGGCCGGGCTGCAAGTGCGCCAGATGCCTGTGGGCTCACGGGGACAAGATCACGCTCCCCCAATGCCCCACATGCGGTGCCGTTGATTGCGCCGGAGCCCAATCACACATGCTGGTCTGCAACAGGCGGGCCATGGAGAAACACAAGACGAACAATTACAGGAGGAATGCGTAATGGCCGGAGAACCAAGCATCGAGTTTACCGGATATGCGGGAGAGATCAAGGATTTTCAGGATTCCAGTATTCTCAACGTCAGCGTCCATCCGGGTTACACGGATAAGAACACGAACCAGTGGGTTGACAAGGAGCCTCAGTTCTATGGTGTGCGTCCCTTGTCGAATCAGGCGAAGGATGCTTTGAATCAGGTTCGCCAGTTGAAGTCCCAGCCGAACATGAGCGTGAAGGTTCTTGTGAACGGCAGCTTGTCCAAAAGAGTGTCGGAAAAGGATGGGAAACGGTATGAGAATTGGGATGTTGCGGCCCGCACCATTGCGGTGTTGAGCGCGAAACCCAAGGCCCAGCAGTCTGGTTTCCAACAGTCGCAGCAGCAGTATCAGCAAGGATTCCAGCAACCGCAACAGCAGTATCAGCAGCCTACGGACCCGTGGAGCCAACCCCAGGACGAATACGGAAATGGGCAGATCTAACCCGTCCCAACACGTCAAGGATTTGGTGGACGCACGCGACCAATACCGGTGCGTCCGCTGCGGCAAACCATTCCATTGGAGCGGTTTCAGCCGGCATCATCGCAGACTCCGGTCACACAAGTGGCCGGGACTGCATGAGACGTCGAACCTCATCTTGGCGTGTGGGAGTGGCGATACGGGATGTCATGGGTGGATTCACGCCCATCCGCGTGAGGCCATGAGCTTGGGGTACATCGTGAGCGGTTTCAACGATCACCCCGAACTGGTGCCGATTCTCACCGCCCAACATGGTTGGGTGCTTCTGGACGATAAGGGAGGTTGGACGCGATGCGAACCGCCGAAGCAGTAAGCCTGTTGTTCATCCTGTTCTGCCGTGACCCGCAGTTTCGGCGGGCGTTGTACAAGCTCGACCCTGTGTTGTTCCGCAGGTTCACTAATGGGGAGGTGTGGCTGTGAACGTTGATGACATGACCGATGAGGAGTTCATCGACTATTGCCGGAACGGCGGCGAACTGTCCGGCCTGATAACTGAACGTCATCCGAAATGCGATTGGTGCGGTGGCATGTGTCGGGTCGGCAGGGATGGCATGTGCCGGAACTGTCGTATTAGGGAACGGCGTCGAACCGACCCCGAGTATGCGCAGCATCTGCGTGATCTGGCGAATCGGCGGAACGCTCGTAATCGTGAGAAACGCAATGAGTATGCACGCCGGTACCGGTTAAAGCATTTGGCTCAGGTTAGGGCTTCGGCTCGTAAGTATGCCGCCGCCCATCAGCGTGAGATGGCTGAATACCATCGCCGTTGGATGTTGGAGCATCCCGAGAAACCCGCCCAGTATAAGGCGAATCTGAAACGTAAACGACAACTAGCCAAGGAGGCTGTCAATGAGTGAGAAACCATTCTGGGAAGGCAAGACCTGCAAGGAGATGGCCGGACTACATATCAAGGTCACGTTCAAGAACGGGGACGTAGCAACCGGCGTAGCTGACAAAAACGGCGATATTAAGAGCGCTTACGTTCTCACCCTAGGAATGGGCGATGACCTGTTCGTCCCGGAAGCCGACATCGAGTCTATCGAATTGGTGGATGACCCCGAGTACGAGCGTATCGACAACATCGAGGACGTGCACGCGGGCGATATCTTTGTCGCCAAGAGCGGCAACCGCTATGACATCTGGTGCGTTGATCCGAGGCGTGGGCGTCCCGTTTTCGGAGTCAGCATCGAGGGTGAGGTGAGAGAGTGTATTGGCTCTAAGTCATTCGCCTACGCTCTCCGTCTGAAGCTGAGACTGCCCGACGAGCCTGGCCTGTGGTTGGACAAGGACGATAACACGTGGACGATGCGTGATGGCAGCGTGCAGATGACATGCATCGGCGCTGATGACTGGTGTTTCACGCGCGCGTGGTTCTCGCCGGATAGCGTACAGGTTCTAAACGCGGCCCCGTTCCGTCCGGCCAAGGTGGTGGAAGCATGAGCAATCGTATCGTCAAATTGCCTCCGGTTGAATCTTTCGGCCGTCTCACGCCCGACAAGTGGCTGTTGTTGAAGACGCTTGAGGAGGCGGCGGAGATGGTGGAGGCCGGGAAACAATACCTGAAAGCCAACGACCCGACAGACCCGAGCGGCATTGGCCGGGAGTTCGATGATCATGCGAACTGCCTCGCCTGCTTCGGGGTGAACGTGGGCGGCGAGCTCGGCGATGACCGGGACAAGGCGAAAGCCGGATGGATAGGTTACGTGCGCGACCAGCGCCGCCAAGCCATGCTCGGCGAGCTCGCCGACGTGTTGCAGACGGTCGGCAACCTGATCACCGCGTTCGACATCACCGACGAGGAACTTGCTCAGTCTATGGATGATTGCCTTGTTCGCAATCAGGAACGAGGTCGACTGTGAGCATCATCAGCAGTGAGGCGAAGTGGGCTGTCCTCCAACGAGTTGTCCGTCTATCCCCCGAGGAAATACGTGGCACGACCAAGGGCAAGGAATACGAGGCCGGTTTTATCGCCGGAGCCACGCGCCGGCCCACGAACGAGGAAATCGTAGCCGGGGCGAAAGCGTTCTACGAGGCGTTGAAGCCCGACTCTTACCCTCAATGGGATTCTGACTGCGCGTTGAGGGCCGAATACTACGACGCCATGCGACTCGCAGTCAAGGCAATACAAGGAAAGGCAACGGAAGAATGAATCTTTTAGGTGAAACCAAGAGTGCGATATCACGAAGCGGGCATTCGACCGATGACGTTCGATTCGTCGGCTCCCGCGACGAGAAGCTGGGAATTCCGTGGAGTCAGGCCGAACCGGTGCTTGACATCGATTACGACGACGACTACGGCTCTCAGGAGATAGCCGCCGATCTGGTCGTGGTGTTCACTGATGGCGGGTTCCTGCGCCGCGAGGAATACGACGGCAGCGAATGGTGGGAGTACGAGCCACCGTTCAGAGGCCCGGAGACGCAGAAACCGTTCAGGCTCGTGAAGCTGACCTATTCCGCGGACTCGCTTGAAGACATCAATTACCCGATGGAGGCAACGGAGGAATGAGCGACATGAGGAGCTTCATCAAGGTTGAGCACAGTCGTTTTACTTTGATTTTGCGCAAGGGGATGCTCCCGTTCCACTGGATTGCGGAATCCCACGTCTACCCGGACAAAGGTTATGTCACGGCGGTGCGGGAGCGCACCAACTACGGCGCTGTATGGGCATTGAGCAGTAGGGGCGCTCTCGATCAGGTCATGCTCTCGATTTGGGAGGACATCGAATGGTTGGACGAAAGGATGGACTGATGCGTGTGCATCGTCCGAGACTACAAAACCAAACCGAAGGAGACAACCAATGAGTGATTACAAGCAGCGGATGATCCGCGAACATCGAGAATTGCAGGAGCGTATCAGCAAGCTGGCGCACATGCTTGAGGGCTACGCGGAGGGCACGTTGGACTTCACGCCCGCGTGCTCCTTCCAGCTCCTTGAAAGCCAATTGTACGCGATGGGGGCATACGCGAACATCTTACAGGAGCGTGCGCGTATCGAACAGGTGGATTTGAACGCGCCTCTTGAGGGAGGTGAGTCTGGTGAGGTTCCACAGGATTAGCCCGTGTCCCAAATGCGGGGACAAGCGATTCAAGCTGATTTACGAGAGTCTGGAGGCAGACGATGAGCTATAAGGCGAAGATATTCACCCGCGAGGAGTTTCGAGAGGTCGTCGCAGCCGCCATCTACGACTACGAACACGCTCCCGCGAAATACCTCTACACGACCAAGGATGCGGCAGACCAACTCTACGGCGAGTACGGCGAGGAAACCGAGGTGGAGGAATGAAACCACGAGTGTATGACGATTTGGTCCAATCCGCCGTCGAATTGAGTTGCTTCGGTACAGGCCAGTCAACCATCGAGGAAGGCCGAGCCGCCTATCAAGCATGGCTCAAGGAGCATGACCGGCAGATAGCCGAAAAAGCATGGGAAGAAGGGTATATCCAAGCCGTCAAGAACATGAATCCCATGCCCGGCGAGGAATCGCCCGAATACACGCCAAACCCATATCGAAAGGAGAACGCATGAACGAGATTCAGCTTACAGACCATTTGGTTGCGCATATCGGCGCGGAAGGCACCTGCGGCCGTTATCGAGCCAAAATCTACGAGGACGGCAACTTCAGAGACTTCCTGTACGCCATGAGCCTCAAACGTCTCAAACGCAAGTGCGAGAGGTACGCGAAGCGTGAACGCAAGGCCATCGTATATGTCGCCACGCTCAAGGAGGAATCATGAGCGTAAGTAGTCTCAAAACGCGAAGAAGGAATTGAATTGAGCGGCTGGCGTGACAAGGCCGCGTGCCGTGACATGGACCCTGACCTGTTCTTCCCAACCACGTCCAGCGAGGAACGATTGGCGCTCAAGGCCTGCGCCCAATGTCCGGCGATATGCGAATGCGCACGGTACGCGGCGCAACACGACAGAATCAGCGGCTACCCATTGCAAGGCGTATGGGGTGGCGTGAACAGGAGCAGAAGAAGGAATCGAAATGAGTGACAAGGATATGGTCACGGTTTACGAACGACGTGACGGCAGCAAACCCGGATTATGGTCCGTGTACTGGTATTTGGGGTGGGACGTGTTTTTCTCGTTCTCCCTCGCGGTGGGCATCACGTCAAAGAATACGATGATGGTCATTGTTCAAGCGTTTTGTCTGCTGGTTTTTCTTGGACTCACCGTCTGGCAGTTGAACCATCTGACTTGGAGCATCACCGATTATCGGGTGCGTATCAGCTCTAATTTGGAGAAGGGGGCTCATGTTGGGCAAAGCGAAAAGTAAAGCATGGCAACTGCTCATTGAAGACTCGAACCGTCCGGCAGAGGAGATTCGCTTGGCTACCGGATTTCGGGTCGATGTGATCGAGCAGATGCGCGGGGACGTGCAAAAACGACTACGAGACAACCCGGAGTTCTGATTATGAGACCGAGTTATCTGCCCGTCCAGTATGAGCATTGCCCGTACTGCGGAGGAATCTTGAACGTATTCGGGGACTGCGTGGACTGCCAGTTTCACGATGACCCGACTGAATGGTGGATGGACGAATGAGCCGACAGAAAGCCAAAGGCACACTGCTTGAATCCAAGGTGGTCAACTATTTGCGCGCCCGGTTGGGTGACAGCGAGCAGACGATACACCGTGAAGTGTTGCATGGGACGAAAGACCAGGGCGATATCACCGGTCTGCGTATCCACGGCCAGCCGGTCGTATTGGAGTGTAAAAACTACAGCACCTATACGGGGAGACTCAAGGAGTGGATGCAGGAGGGCCGTACCGAGGCGGGTAACGCTGACGCACCTTACTGGTTCGTCGTGTTCAAACAGAAGGGTCTCGGCTTGAACACGTTGTCAAGCATGGACAACCAGCCCGTGCTCACCGACTTGAAGACCCTCGCATTGATAGCAGGACATGGAATCATCGAAGGAGACGAAGAATGAGCTACGACCTGTTCATAGTGGACAAGGATGTGCCGGAACCGGAATGGTTTGACGTATGCGAACGGGACGGCGAGCATGTGCGGACCGCTCATGGCCATTATTTCAACTACACGTATAATCTATCCGCGTTTTTCACCGATTACAAGGGCCATCCTAAGCATGACCTGGACGGGTTGACGGCCGGGGAGGCCGCAGCCCGTATCGACAAGGCGTTGAAAGACATCTACTTGGAACCATTGTATGTTTTGCGCGGCAAATACAATCCGCCGAACTATTGGGGCAGCGTGGACAGCGCCATCGCATGGTTGAAACTGATATACGACTATTGCCGGGAACACCCGGACTATATCGTGAGGGAACGCTCCTAAGGGGAAATGATGGAAGATAGGAAACTCGTTGATTTCGCCCGTTGGCTGAACGATCATCCGGGCGAATGGAATCTTTGGCCGTATCTCATTCCGATACAGGCCGACCGCAGGGATACCGTCGCATCGATGAGGCTTGTCATGGACCGCATCAAAAATCATCGGTATGACGAGTTCCGCGTGGACACCGTATTGCTCGAATACGAACTGTTCAACGGTTTCATGGGCTTCGACAACGGTGGCGTGCATGAGAATGGTCTCGCGTTGAAGATGAGGCTCAAAGCATGACCGCGCGTGGAGATGACCGCAAACTCATGCATTGGATAGCCTCGCACGGCTACACGGTGGTACGCGCCGGCAGCGGCCACTGGAAGATATTCGATGACGGCGTGCTGCTCACGGCGACGAGCGGCACGCCCTCGGACTGGCGAAGCCGCCACAACTTCATACGAGATTTAAGGAGACGAACATGTTCAATCTAGCATCGAAGATTCGGCACTGCTGCCCCCTCTACGGATGTGTCCCGCTCATATTCGAATGGAGAGGCCGCTACATGTTTTTCTGCACCCACTTGGAAGCCCCTTATGCCGATACGAGAGAGGAAGCATGGGATAAGTGGTGCGGGATGGTTGAGAATATTTGGGAAAGGGACAGGAAATGACCTGGATCATACGAAATTCTGGAAGGCAGTAGCCGAGAACCGCAGTGAGAACGCGGTCGCTGCCCTCGAAACCATGATTGAGGACACGAAATGAGCATGATAGTGAGAACAACTTACAAGGCAAAATGTGACTACCCGGGATGCCACATGGAATACGACTTCTGGAATACAAGCGAGGAAAACGTAACCAGTGAGATTACCGATGACGAAGACTGGTTGTGCCTGTTCACAAGTGATAATGAGCCGCGATTCTTCTGTCCACTGCACTTGCGATACGCGCAAAACTCGCAGCATGACTGGCTGATCGTATTTTACGATTCCGACAGTCCAGACACGCAGCCAACCTTGCATGCTCTAAACAAGTACTACGAGGATATGAGCACACCGCAACCACTGCCAAAACTGGAATGCGAGGACACCATACTAGCGATTCTCACAAGCGAGGACACGAAATGAGCAGACGATACAAGGCTTGCCCGATATTTTGGGATGGTCGCCCCCAAAGGCGTTACTTGGCCAATCTGGAGACGCTCAGAAGGCGGCTGGACGAGGGCTGGCGGGTTACGCGCGTGGACTGCCTCCCAACCGATACCAAGTCTGGCACCAGCGACACCACACTCATGTACATTCTTGAGAAAAGCGACGACGAACCAGAAACCATACACAGCTCAGAACAGTTGGACCACGAACGCCGCAAAGCATGGCGAGAAGGCTATGCCGCCGGTTGGAAAGACCATGAATGCGACTTCCCGCCATATACAAGCGGAAACCCATACAAGGAGACCAACAAAATCGGAAAGGACGGTGAGTGATGGGCGGATTGGACAAGGTCGAGAAAAGTTTACCTACATGCTCGATGGGTACAGGCTGATCCTCTGGGAAGTGCGGGGAAAAGCCCGGATAGCTGTAGCGGCACGCGACTATCTGACCGGGATGCTCAACCCGATACCGCAACAAACGTTGGATGATGCTGACGCATTAGCGCGCATATTCAAATGCAAGAACTACAGGAACAACGAAACGGAGATGTGGGAATGAGCATCGCGGAACAGGAAGCCGAGAAGGCGTATCCGACCCGCCACTGGGAAGGAACGCATGTCAAGGAACTGTTTTACTGCGACACGGACGATTTGCAGGAAGCTTACCTGCGCGGCCGCAACGCACCACCCACGAATGCCGAGATTGAGGCCGTGGCGAGACGGCTCTGCTGGAACAGCTGCAAATGGGATGGCGTCGATAGCTACGCGGCGAAAGACGAGGATGACGCATGGAATTATGCCGGTGAGATTCCCGGCTTCCATGAGGAATATATCCGACAAGCCAAGGAACTACTCGCACTGGCGCGGAAGGCGGTAAACGAATGAGTTGCATTGGCAAGGCCGAAACACTCGCCATCGCCGCCGCCGTACTGTTCTCCGTACTGTTCTTCGCCCTCGTTGCCTATCTCGGCTGGGCTGAAGCAACGGCGAACACCATCATCCTCCGCGACGGCAGCCGATCATACGCATGCCAGACCAGCAGAATCTCACAAGCGCCACACAACTGCAAACCGGTCAAGGAGAAATCATGAGCATCGGATACGTGGAGTGCGCCCACTGCGGCGAGACTGTCGGCACATATTACGTGACATGCCCCTACTGCTGGTACAAGCTGGCCGCGCGCAAGCCGACAACTGGCATGGACCCGCTGTATGGCATGACCGACAGCGAATTCTACAAGCGATTCGGGAGCATGTGATGGAAGATGTTGGAATTCTTCTCACGCCGCCACCGGACTTGGTGGAGATCGCGGAAGCATTGGACATCATGGCCCAGCCGCACGTCGGCAGCGGTTGGGCGAACCTCAACTTCGACGGCCTGCCTTGCACCACGCCACGGCAGGAGGCCATCTGGATGGAATACAACGGAATCACAAGAGGAGATTAGGCGATGGCTAGACGCGGCTACGTGCAGCTCGTGAACGAATTCTACGCTAACGAGAAGGTGCAGGAACTGGCCCGCAGCGGACGCATGGACGCTGTTGGAGTCTTCTGCATGGCTTTGACGTATTGCGGCGACCATCTCACGGACGGATTCGTGCCGCGCCGCGCCATGCTCTATGTCATCGGCGCCACGGGCGAGCAGGTCAACGCACTGTGCGATGTCGGAATGCTCGAAGCGGTTGACGAAGGCTGGATAATCCACGACTACACCGCCCACAATCGCACCAAAGAGCAGGTATTGCACGCCAGGAAGAAAAGCGCCGAGCGCGTGGCCAAGCATCGCAACGAATCGGATGTAACGGCGTTACATCGGAACTGTAACGCTGTGACATCGGGACAAACACCAGAACACCAGAATGAATTATCTAAAGATAATTCAACTCCCCCTACCCCCTCAAAGCCTGACTTCGATGGACTGCTCGACAGTCTTGAGCGTATTTACCCGACGAACAGGTTCGACGGGAAGACCTCTCAGGCTCGAATGCAGTTGGAAATCGAATGGCCCAAGATCGTGAAAGCCGCCGGCGAGGCTGACCCGCGTGAGTTTCTTGAAGCCAAAACCCGAGCGTATGTCGGGGCCACCGAGGAACGGTTCGTGAAGACGTTCAGCAGGTTCATCGGCGGGGAACTGTACGCACGCAACTGGGAGAAACCCAAACCGGAGACCCCAAGGGCCCGGCAAGTCCAGCCGGTCAAGTCCCGCAGCCAGCAGAATCTCGAAGCGAACATGGCGAAAACCTGGCAGTACATGACCGAGGAGGAGCGTGCCCGATACTCGCAGGGAGGTTTCAATGCTCAGCAAGGGTGAGGCGGCGGCGTTGTTGTCGCTGATTAACGCGCATCACGGCAACGCTCAGTGGGATGATGTTCAGCTTGACGCTTTTTATTCGGAACTGCGTTCGGATATCACGGCGGTAGAGGCGCGTGAGGCCGTTCGACGCTTCTACGCGGACAACAGCACGGGTCGCTGGTGTGGTTCCGGCGACATCAACGGCATCGTCCGCAAGCTGCGCAACGGTGCGAAACCGTCCGAAGCGCAGATAGGCCGGGAGTGCGAACGTCTGGGACTGGTGGAAGATCAGGCGTGGTTGTATCGCCGGCAGCGCATGATGGGCCGTTCTTCGGACGAGTCTCGCCGGGTGGCGTTGACTGCGCGTGACCCGTTGCGTTTGCCGCCCGCGAAACCCAAGCGCAGGCGTGAGGGCGGTGGTTTCAATCCGGGTTTGGGCGTGACATTGGACGAGGTTCTGGCGACACGCCGTCCGGCTGAACAATAACCGGTTTGATGGCATAATTAAGAGTTGCTGACACGTCCGAGACCTTCAAAAAAACCGAAGGTCAAGGTCACTATTGTCTTTTTCCACTGAAAACACGAGGCTCTGCCGCTACCACGGTTGCTGGCGGGATATCGTCACCGACGCGCCGTCGCCGCTTATCGGACATGGCGTCGAACCGAATCTGAATCTCCTGTGCGACAAGCACGCCAGCCAGTTGACCGGCGACCTGCGATGGTTGGAACGCAGTCTGCCTGACCTGTGCGAGTATCGCATCAACCGCGCCTACGGGCACAAGAACGGTGGCGGCGGTCAATCCGGCACTGCGCCCGCACCGTTACGCGAGGCCCTGCATGATCTGCTGTACGCGGACGATGACCACGGTTATCCGGGGTTGCAAGGCACGTTGTACGAGTGGGTGCGCAGTCTGAAAATCAATCTGCCCGAGTCCACGCCACTGTCGGACATGGTTCGCCGTATCGCCGATCATCCGAAACTCGTGGAGCATTCGAGCACCCCTGTGTATGCGGAACTGGTTCACAGTCTGACACGCAAGCTGCGTCGTTTCCTCACGGACGATGACGGGGAAACCGTATTGTACGGGCCATGCCCGGCCGACAAGTGCTTGGGTCAGCTTTCCTGCTATGCGGACGCGGAGACGGCGAAATGCCCGAAATGCGGTTTCAGTATGCCGGTAGCCCTTATCAGGGCGGAACGGGTGAAACGTCTCCTCCAATCGGAGGCGGTGAGAACCCGTGGCGAACTGTTGGACATCATCAAGGCGTGCGGGATGCGCGTGAACCGCAGCACTTTGCGCAGTTGGATACATCGAGGCCAGTTGCCTCAGCAGGGCGAGGATGCGTACAGCAATCCGCTCTACAGGTTCAGTGACTTCTACCGTCTCGCGTCCGGCTTGTCGGAGGATGCGGACGTGTGGGAGATCATGCAGGTTTCGCAAAACCAGTCCAAGGAAGGAGACACCAAGTGAGCAACCAGATTCAACCATTCGACTTCAACAGCATTCAGGTGCGTGTCCTAACCGATGAACACGGCAACCCGTGGTTCCTTGGAGCGGACGTATGCGCCATTCTCGGTACGGCCACCAACCATATTCGGGAATACCTCGATGCCGATGAAATCACCAATATCCGTAGTACGGATATTGCCCAGAACGGCGGCAAGGCACCCGTTTTCGTGTCCGAGTCCGGCTTGTACTCCCTCGTGTTACGCAGCCGCAAGCCCGAAGCCCGCGAGTTCAAACGCTGGGTCACGCACGAGGTGCTGCCATCGATTCGCAGGCATGGTGCGTACATGACCGAATCGACTTTGGAAAAGGCAGTCACCGAACCCGACTTCCTTATCCGACTTGCCACACAAATCAAACAGGAGCGGGCGGAAAAGGAGAAGGCCCAAGCACAGGTCGAATGGATGCGTCCCAAAGCGTTGTTCGCTGACGCTGTGGAAACCTCGAAGACCAGCATCCTCGTGGGCGACTTGGCGAAAGTCCTGAAAGGCAATGGCGTGGATATTGGCGGCACTCGCTTGTTCGCGTGGCTGAGGGACAACGGATGGCTGATGAAAACCGGCAGCTCTCGCAACATGCCCACGCAGAAATCTATGGAATTGGGCTTGTTCGAGATCAAGGAAACCACCGTGGTTCACTCGGACGGTCACACGACCATCAACAAGACGCCGAAAGTCACGGGCAAAGGTCAGACGTTCTTCGTCAACAAGTTCCTCGGACACAGGGAGATTACTCAATGAGCATCAATCTTGGTACCACGGAAGTGGAATTGAGCTTGTACTCCAAGGCGCTTCAACTAGCCACGTTCACCGTGGAAGTCCCGATGGTGGGCGAACTGGAACCGGACAGCGTGTGCATAGGCGACGACATGCAGCCACGCGCGCACGTGACAGTGACGCTGCCGCCCGACGGTTCCGTCGAAAAGGCCGTTAAAGCCGGGGTTTATGCGTTCCAGAAGGCGTTCAACGAGTCGATGGAATCGAGGAACGTATGAACTGGCTGAAACGACTGCTGCACTTGGAGGAGCCGGAACCGGTCGAAAAACCGGAACCTAAGCCACCGGTAGTGGAACCATGCCCCATCTGCGGACTCGTACCCAAACTGAAGCATGTGTGCGTCACCCGCAACTACCGCTACTACTGTCTGGAAAAAGACTCGTGGCAGCTCTTGGAATGGTGCGATCACGTCGAAAGCATCCTTTCGTTCTCCTCGGTTTTTGAAGACAAGAGTGCTCAGAAGTGGAATACCGGTTGCAGACGGTTGAAGGCAGTGGTTGACGAGCCGGTTCCCGAATGCCCCGCCTGCGGGGAGAAACCCGTCGTGCAAACGGACTCGGAGTCGGACATCCCCCAGCTTGTCTGCTCATGCAACGAACTGTTGAGCAATGTGGAGATAACAAACGTCTATAAGCGCAAACGCGAGTGGATACGTCGCTGCAATGCGTTGAAACGCAAGCAGGACAACGTGAAAGACATGGAACAGCTTATCGGAGAAACACAATGAACGGACATTATTCGGTTATCACGAATTTCGGCTGTCATTGGACATGCCCCTACTGCATCGTAAGGAAAACCGGATTGAACGTGCCGGTGACGGACATGCAGGCCACGCTGCGGACCATCAGCCGTGAAAGCGAACACCACCCCATGAGGTTCCTGAGCTTCAGCGGCGGCGGAGACCCCCTGTTCCCCATGCGCGAGCCGGAAGCGTCGAAACGTGTCGCCTTCTACCGGGAGGCGATACGCAGGGCCGGAGACTGTCTTACGGAAACCGAGATGCACACCAGCTACTTCCAATGCGGACGCAACGTGGCTCAAGTCATGCAGCAGGTCAGGTTCAGCCGCGTGGTGTATCACATGCGTCCCACGAGCTTGTCCGATGACGTGGCGTTGGCATTGCCCCGCAAATGGTTCGACGGTCAGAAGGTGCGTGTCGTGTACGTGGTCACCCCCGATTTCACGCCTGAGCGTATCGACCGGATAGCCGGTCTCGTGGCCGATAGCAACGTGGTTGATGAATTGTCGTTCAGGCAGAAGGTCAACCCTGACAACACCATCGACCACACGTGCGAGAAGTATCTGAAGGCTGGCCATCAAAAACGCTGGTGGTACATCCAACAGGATGATTACAACACGTATGTCGTGAACGACCGGCTTTACACACGATTCAGCGATATCGGCAAGGAGGACCACAGGTGAGCAAGAAGATTCGCGTCGGCTGGGATGACCTGAAGCCCGGCGATTTGATTCACGTCAAAGGCAGCACGAACACATACAGGTTCAAGTCCCGCACTGATTGGCATTCCATGATTAAGGTCGAGGGAGACGGAGTTGGTGTCTCAGCCACATGGAAGCTGGGAGTCGAAAAGGAACCGGTTTCGGTGTTTCTCGTTGTCTATGAGGAGGATTTCGCCTACGCCACCCGTCCCGCACCTAAGAAGAAGCCGCGTCCGAGTATCGTGGAACCGATACTGCCGGGCGAATACTGGGCGCGCATCCGCTTTGGGTCACAAACCGGTTGGGGACGGATCATCAAACGGTATGCTCCCCGCAGTGATAATTGGCTGTTCGGACACGATGACAAGGCACCGTATCAAACATCTTGGTGCGGGACCCTGGCGGGTCTTCATCCGTGGATGACATGGGAGGAATTGTTGGAGGTCAATAAGCAGACTCCGATTCTGGAACTGTTGTCTGCTGAGGAATACTACACGAGAAAAGCCAAGGGGGAACTGTGAAGCGTTACATGGACTTGGCACGCAATATTTTCACGGGTGTCCTATCCGACGTTCCACCCGACTTCATACCAGTGGGAACGATCATTGATGAACCGGATACCCCCAGAGAGGATACGCCTATCAAAACGTATGACAGCGTGGAGTCCATCGCCACAGTCAAGGTGGATAAGACCACGCTCGCCAGAATCATGCCGGTTAGAATCTCCATTGACGAGCTGCATGATTTTCTCCAAAAGGTTCCGACCAACGCGGTATGGGAAGTCCAATGGAACGAGGAATGCACGAATCATTACCTGATCGCGGAAAACGACAACGGTAGTCTCACATTCACACCTGTGGAAGGCCCGGTTACAAGCGGATATAAGCTGGTATTCGACTTTCCGTTGAAGTAGTCGGTCAAGCATGAGAATGCCGCCCTAGTGTGCTTCCACGAGAGGCAGCGGCGTCTTATAACACGCCTATCATAGCTTGAAACCCGTGAAAATCTATTTTTTATTGATCTTCACGGGTTTCAGTGAATGAAAAGCATGTTTTCGTATAATCGGGCCCACGTTTTCCACTTATCCGTCAAAGACCGGCACGTGAATCGTATTCGTATTCGTCATCTTCCATACCAATGAATATCGGCTCCACACCGAACATGGCCTTGAACAGTTCACGTGCGAACACATCCACTTCCTCTTTCGTAGGCTTGTGATCGTATTCCGGCCACGTGTTGAACCCATTCCAATTGCGGTTTATCGGCCATGCGCCTTGACGGGTTTCCAAACGCCATTTTCCGCTGGGCATGTGGACGATGGTGGTTTTGATGGACATGATAGTTCCTCTTGAAAGAATATTCGGGCATGACGAAACATCATGCCTCTTGTACTTGGTTCGCTAATTCCCAGAAGGCCACAAGAGAGTCCCGTGGCCTCCAGTGTATCAGTGTTTTTCGTATTCCTTGCATAGGTCGGCGGCGAACTTGGCGAGATTATCGGGGGCAAGCACATAGTTCTCCCCGCTCTCCCCCGCCTCGTCATAGTATTTCCACACCTCATGCAAGGCGGCTCTCATACGTTCAGCGTCCATTGATTACCTCCTGATTCCAGTCCAACATGTCAGCGGCCAACCATTGCCCGCCGCCTGAAGCATTGGCGTACAGCCAAGCCCCGTAAGAGATTCGAGCCGCCTTATCGCGTTTAAGCCATGCCTTCAGCCATATGAGACGCAGCTCCCAGCGTGGTATACGCCGCCACAACTCGGTGTTGGTGGCGGGGTCGAAACGCTCATAACGGTAGATCGCGGTAATCAATTCGCCCACTTTCTCTTGACATGAGAGCCGTCCTCGTAATCGGCGCTGACCATATCGTTGTCCAGTTCGTCAATGTCCAACAGGTCTCCAACGCCGTTTTCGTCAACCCAGTCGCTCAACTGGTTGAACGTCAAGCCTTTCGGCGCGGTGACGTGACGCTTCTCGATCTGCGTCACGCGCTGGTAAATCGTGTAGACTTCGGTTTCTTCATCCATGATGGAAACTCCCTTGTTATTGTCCGGTAAAACGATTAACGGGACAATAGAACGCTCTAAAGTCCCGTCTAAATGCTGATTTATGTGAAAACCGCACCATAGAAAGCCCTATGATGCGGTTCTAAATGATGGTTTCTATAAGAATGACCCCATAGAACAAGTCCATGAGGCCATGAAAACGATAACGGCTATACGCTCCGCCTGTATGGTGGAATGTCCAACGTGGCTTCCAATCCGTCGTTAACATACTTCGCGTCCCTCAACGAGAGTCGTCCGAACCATTGCAGCAGTTCGCTCCTGTTGAAGTAGAAGCGTTGCGAACAGCGCACGAGCGACGGCTTCAACAGCCCCTCGGCCTTCCAGTCGAGCAGCGGCACGTCACCGGCCTCATCCCAATCAGTGTTGCCGGTTATCTTCGCCACGATACCCGACACCAGATCACCGTCAACCTCGGTGATAACCACCGGACGCGGCTTCCCGATACCGGGATGGTCGGGAAACTCGACCCACATCAGCCACACGTCATACAGGCGCGGTTCACTTGGCGTACTGGTCATAGACATCATCCTCCGAATCATCCCAATCGGCGGGCAGTATCACATGGCCCTTCTCCGAACGCTCGAACATGTATGCATTGTGAACAGGCGGCACCGGATAACCGTCCGGCGTGTGCCGCGTCGGCTTGAACGGCAACCCGTTGTCCACCAGAGACTGGCGTAGGAACATGTTGACGGCGGTGCTCAGGCTCATGCCCATGGAATCGTAGAGCGCGGCGGCACGCGCCTTGACATCATCATCGATATTGGCTACCAGCTTACCCATAACAACCTCCTTAACGGTTAATAGATGGTATCAATTATATACCATATTTGGTTAAAAACGGAATGCCGTCCGGTGGAAGTGAGGAAAACACCGGGCGGCAGGAATCAATAGGCGGTAATGACGGCCACACGGCCATTGTCGGAATACTCCACCTTGCGAAATGAGTCAAGATAGGACTGCTCCGCAATATCGCCGCCTTCCATCGCCTCGCAATAGGCCCAACAAGGCACCCAATGCCAGAAACGCCAACCGAAGTGATGGAACGTGCACGGGTTGATCTCATGCCAGCAGACCAGCCATTCCACTGCGTAGGTCAGCCACTCCCAGTAGGCGCGGGGCTTGCTGATTCGAGTGTAACGGTAATGGTCATGCTTGTCTTGCATATAGTAAGTGGTCATTTGAAAAGCTCCTTAGAACAGCGGCAAAGCAAACCGCTTGTCGGGTAAATCGGTGGCGTTCAATGCCGCCAGAATCAGGTCAGACGTGTGGAGTGGAATGTTTGCGCGTACCGCCGCGATATTATCCGGCGTATACGCATAGCCAGAGGACTCCAGAACCTCACGAATCTTGCTAGTGGGTATCTTGACTTCCATCATTCCCACCCCAGCATGTCGTCGATGCACCAGCCGATAGCGCACTCATACCGGTCATACGCGGTGGAATACTTCTGTGAGAACGCCTCACGCGCCCTCTTGTCGAGCATGTCCAACGACAAACCGGTTTCGGCTATCTGCTGTTCCGCAGTATCGAAGTCCGGCGCGGTGTATGGCTTGTCCAGCTTCAGCATGGCACGACGGCGTAAATCATCGATAAAACCATGCTGGCAGTCGAAGATATCCGCCACGCTATCCGCGTTATCGGCGGCCATCTCGTAAGCCGCCTGCAACAACAGGCGTACGGCTTTCTCCCGAATCTCGCTCATGTCACGCCGCCTTAACCCACTTGTCGCGGACGGTAGCCACGTAATCGGCCACCGCCTTTTCCAACTGCCTGTCACTGCCACGCTCATAACGGGCACGGTAGGCGACAACGCACCTGCCATTGGCCGAAGCAACGTAGGCCACCTTGCGGCCCTTGCTGGTACGGAAGTGACGGATAGGGCCCAAACCTTGCAATTCGGGGCATTCCTTAGCCATCATCAGGTCAGGCATCGTACAATAGGAGACGGCGAAACTGTTCACCTTCGGCGGCACTTCGGGAATCTCCTGTGTATCCGGCGCGGGTTCATCATCCATGAACTCGTCTTCCAATATCGCGTCCTCGGGCATAGGCACCGGCCACTGAACATTGCTCGTGAAGCGTTCCTCCTCACACTTCCAGTTTGCATCGATCGATGGGTGCGCGACAATGCCGCCAACCGTTTTAGCGTCCATTCCGGTAGGTACCGGCACCGGCACTGTCTTCATACGCTCGGAATCGGGTATGAGCATCCAACCATGCTCAAGGTCAACGGAGCTTGACCTCATGCCATTCAAAAAGTCCTCATACTGGACTCCCTTGGCCTGAACATTCCACGCCGTGCCCTGCGAAGTCTGGGAAAGTGACCAGACTCGTCTAACCCGAGCGTTCACATACCGAACATCATATTTCGAGCCATCCTTGCGCAACCGCACCCACATGCCGCTCACGGCATTCACGTTACGCGACGGGTCATTGGTCAGCTTCTTCATTTTGGTTTACCTCACTTGTAAAGATTCGATTTTGATTGATTTTCTGGAATAAGTAGGCGGCTAGAAGACTCTCAGCATTCACCCTCTTCGGTGGCTTCGGTGTAGAAAACGTCGTCCATTTGGTCATTGTTGAAACGCTCATTGATGTAATCGGAAATTGCCTTACCGGTATCGTCTTCGTTAATTAGCTGACTAATGCGGGTATGGCTCACACCGTTACCGTCCAAAATGTAAGCGTCTTGCGCCCAACCATCTTCATGCTCGAAAGCCTTGTTATATTCGGTTTCCGTCACATATCCCCAGTCGCCAAGGCGATAGATGCCCTCATAGGGTTGGAAACCGTCATAGCGCGTCAATGGCGATAGTTTTTCGTCAACACGTTCCACCATGTCGGCAACATCTTTAACGGTAATGGACATTTTGAATCTCCCTTAAACAAGAGGGGCACGGCCACAACGCCATGCCCCACAACGATTTATTAACGATGGACTCGTACCATGTAGCCCCTACCCCACGGGACTAGCTCCACGGGATAACCTTTGGCCTCATAATGCGATTGAGTGGCAACAGCCACGGGAAACGACTTGCAACGGTAATGGTCAATCATGGTCGATCACTCACCCATATACGCAACTGGGTTAAGTTGCATGTCGATACGCCGCCATGCCCTGACCAATTCGGCGGTAGGCGCGTACCGTTCGACAGCCGACCGGCTACCGTCGAACCGTGCGATCATCTCATTGTCGCAACCGATAACAGTGTCCGCCATGATATGGCGCGCCTCCTTTGCCGTAATGGCCTCACAATGCCAGTTACCATCAAAAACGTCGTCGGCAACCCAAGCGTCACGCTCAGCCCTCGAATCAAACACCCTGAGACTCCCAGGCCATGACCCATCATCCCATGTCGTGCCGATACCATAAGCCCAGCGGAAAGCGTAGAAGTAGCGTGCCATCATGCCACCTCGCCATCGAAGTGACGTTCGGCGGCTACCGCGTACAGCACGTCATGCATGGTGTCGGTACTGTAGCCATTGATATTGGTGACAACTTGCAAAGTCTGCTCGGACACACCGTAATCATCTTTCAGCGCGTCCCACATTTCCTCAATAGACATTGTTGAATCTCCCTTGAATTGATGAAGCGCGGAGACAGCCGCGCGACTGAATGAATCTGATTGAAAGACTTAGTAGCGTTCGCCGATTAGCACGCCGTCTTGGTAGATGTACAGGCCGGTACCGCGTCCGTTGCCCATTCGAGCACTATCCCAGTAGCAGAGTCCAGCTTGACCCGAGCCGTCTTCGTTCTCACATTGCGGGATGTTCGCGGTATCACTACCGCAAGCGGACAGGGTGAAAAGTGTGATTAACGCGGCTGAAGCCGCCAGAATTTTACGCATGGTTCCTCACTTCCATGTGAGGCGTGCTAAGATAGCACAGCCTCGATTTGATTGATTGGTTAGAGAACTTTCAACTTAAGGCACGCGGCTAGGTAGTTGGCGCTACTTAGCCGCATTCTTTTAACGCATCAGGTCGCTCGGTTGGCAGTTGAGTGCACTGGATATCTTCAAAGCGTTTTCAAGAGTCATGTTCCGAACGTCTCGCCGCCCGGTCTCATAACTGCTGATGATTGTTCGCGCTATTCCAGTGCGCTTGGCTAGCTCAACTTGTGTTAAGTCGGCTTGTTTGCGCAGTTCCTTAAGTCCCATAGGCTTACCCGCTTTCTCTAGTAGTAGGTAAACCAATTATGACAGCAAAATGTATCATTTGCATGTAGGGAAACACTGTTAAGTTCTCAAACTTGCTTTTGTCTTGCCCGATTGGGCTTGATAATTGATAGCATAACGTATCATTTTGGTTTAAACAAATCGGCGTGTCGGAAAACCAGCACGCCGAACAGCTCACACTGACGCGAACTCACGCACCAGCGCGTGCCGCATGATGTCATCAGCGGACACGCCACGACGTTTAGCGACGGCATCCAACATGGCCGACATGTCAGCGCTTAACGAAAACGTCCGACTGACAGCATCCGCCTGAGCGACAGGAACGACAGGCCCGGAATACACCGCACCCGGCCTTCCGCCGAACTCGCCGTTATCCGCATCGTCGGCCCACTTGTCCAACATGTCATCAGTGACCACACGGCCACCCTTCGCAACAAAAGACATGACACTTCCTCCTTTACAAAAGTTTCAGTTCCCGCAGCACCTTCGGCGTCGCACGCATGGCATGGAACACATGCCAACGATCCGACTCATCTAGTACCGCCACCATTTCCAGCAAACGCCCGTACTCGTCGTATCCAACCGCCACATAACGCAACGGGTCGGTATCCTCACGCGCCATAAACCGCACGACGTTCGACCATGCCACGCGCACCGAATCAGCGGACACGTCGGGATGTCGAGTCTGGATACGCGGGTCAACGACGATATCGCCAACCGGCACGGCTCACCACCTTTCGATATAACAGGTTCCAGCGTATCCCGTCCACCTTGGGACACGCTATGAGTGCCTAGACTATGGGATAAACCCAGTGAGCTAGGCCGACTGTGTACAAGGCCCACAGTCAGGCGAAGAATTGATTAGGGCACACACCTAGCTTTCGCTAGTGTTTTCTTTCGGCTCACTAGGAGCCTCAGCAAGCGCAAACATCTCGGATAAATCGTTAGCCATCTTGCGCCGCCCCAACGCACGTAACCATTTAACAGCCATCTCTAACGTCATGTTTTTTGTATCGAGATGCCCATTCTTGTACTTGGATACCGTGGTACGAGGTATGCCGATTTTATCGGCTAACTGTTGATTATCCAGATTCTTGCTGTCTTGCAATTCCCTGTAGTCCATGGCCCACCTCGCTATCTGTTTCAGTGGGCCTAATTATACCTTTGGCTTATTCGCAGACGGAGTTTCTGATGCCATCGCGCCGCGTTCTCTCAGCGGCCCCCGCACTACTCGCAAGACCTCTGCCTTGCTTCATTATCCCTCACCAGTCCTTGACTGGGTATCGGTAACACTATTCAATTTTCAAACTCTCATGTCACTCGGGATAGCTCTCACCTATCACCGGGACTTCGTGCGCCGCTGGGACTCGAACCCAGTACCCGCCTATCGGCGGCGCTGTCAGTAGTTGAGCTCGGCCCACACTCGGTCGAACTTGCGGTAGAGCTCGGCGGGGTATTCCTCGTTGTCGTCCATCTCGATACCGAGGGCTATGGCCGTGATGTCCAGCACGTTGTCATAGGTGCAGGGCTTGCATACCGTGGCCAGGTCTACCGCCGCTCTAAAGGCTTTGGCTTTAATCTCCGTGGTGTTCATCTCGGGGTTCCTTTCTTGGTGTTCCGTGGTTGATGGCTATCACTATACGCGGTCCAATACTGGAACGCAAATCGGTATCGCAAACCACCACCAAAACCATTGCAATTACTAGCGTTTACCGGCGTGTCGAAACCACCATAACCACCACAAAAACCGTCAAACCACAGAGCCCCCGCCACCACTCCCATACCCATATAGTCGCACATACAACAGTTGCACCATGCAACAATCACCAAACATGAGCCAACATCACTCAACCTCATGCCGCCGCCGCGCACAGTCCCATAACCACGCATGTATGCGCACGCGCACACATGGGGGTGGGAGAGCCCCACCCCGGTAAGACGTGGGGGCCGCACGGACAATGGTTCTGCTCGTGAATGATCTGCTGGGCCATTTTTTGAATTAGCGTTTCATTGGTGGTGGGAATACTCTTGCAACGCTTGCTGCAACGCTTGTTGTGAGTAAACTGTCGTGTAGATGGATTGTCGGGGAATGGAGCAAGGCTCAGATTCCTGACAAATTATTATTCACCCCGTATGCCATTGGCGTCGGGGTTTTGTTTTTGCCGTGCCTTTAGATCACATCAACAGACAGTGTTGGTGTCGTTTCTTGAACCGGGGCGCGGTGTGGACGGTTGGCAGAGTCCGGTTGATTGCAGTGGCTTGCTAAGCCGCCGAACGTCGTTTTGGCGTTCCGCGAGTTCGAATCTCGCACCGTCCGCGAAGTATCGAGGGTCGCTCCCTTGGTGCTTTATGAGGTTGGCTGAATAAACCCGGATTGCATGTATGCCGGGTTAAGGCTGCGTCACGGCTTAGCGGCACCCTTTAGCGGGGGAAGTGTGACGAGGAACGCTACAGCGGTACACGGTTAGTGCATCACATGCTCGGCGTTGGTGGTAAAACGCAATCCACCACCTCGCAATTCTTAGCTCATCTACATGTCGTAGAAGGAGTTTCCTAGGTCGTTTCTATGAAGCGGCCTTTGTTTTCCCGATCTGGTCTGCTACGTAGGGGCTGGGGGTGGATGACCTACGGGTCGCGCCACAATCGGGGTCTGGCGGTAGGCACGTGGAGTGCGCGTCGGCTGTAACCCGACTGCCTTTGGCAATGGGAGTTCGATTCTCCCTGCCGCCACAATCGCAATGTAGTGCCAAATATCTGGTTGTTAGGACTGGGGCTGAATACCTAGGGTGTCCCGGTCGCAGAGAACGTCGGGTAGCGCCCGGAGATCGTCGCATTATATTCGTGCGGCGCGTTGCGAGATTTGGAGAGGCCAGCCGATTGGCGGCGGCAACTGTTCCGAAAACAGTCTGCCCTTACGGGCGTGTGGGTTCGACTCCCACTCTCTCCGCGGAGACGGCTGGTCGGACGTCTGACGAGCGAAATATTACGACCTATATGCCCGTGGCCGAGTGGTTCAGGCACCGGTCTCCAAAACCGGTTACGGAAGTTCGATTCTTCCCGGGTATGCGATGCCTTGAGAAGAGGCAGCTCTTGGCGGTGACAGCTTCTCAGTCATCGCCAGTCGCCGGCGGCGGCTTCACGCCATGCCGTACGGCAATAACTGAATAGCCTTCCTCTAGTGGGAGGCATGGCATTCTAGCTCATTGGAAGAGCGGCGCTCTCGTAAAGCGCAGGTTCGAGTTCGATTCTCGGGATTGCCTCTAGGAGCCGGTGGCTCGTGGACCAACATCCCCTGTATTTGGATTAACCCCGTTGGAATGCTCGCTCGCCACGCTCCCACCGGCTCCGCCCCCTACGTGTAAGGAGTCATCGTGGCTTGGTCATCTTCCAACCGTGATGCACGGTTCAACCCCGGATGGGAGCGGACCCGCAAGCGGATATTAGAGCGGGACCACCATCGATGCCAGTGGATTGTGACCGACTGGCATACGGGGGCGAAGCATATTTGCGGCTATCCTGCCAATGAGGTCGATCATAAGGTTCGCGCGAAGAACGGTGAGCCTGATGATGATTCCCCGTCGAACCTGTGGGCGTTGTGCTCATATCACCATAAGCAGAAAACCGCTCGTGAGAGTGGTGAGGCTCGGGTGGAAAAGCGTAGGAGCCGCGAGGAGGCCGAATGGTATTCGAGGCCGGCTTTTCGATAGAGCGTTGCGCTGTGTTCGGGTGTCTTAACCCGGTGTGCGCCAAAGGGTTGTGCAGGGAGCATTACAACCGGAACTATTATTCCGGCACTCCGTTGAGGAGACTGCGTACCCGCATGTGTCCGGTGTGCTTCAAATGGTTCGACCCTGAGCGTTCCTCTCGCTTGTTCTGTTCGGACAAGTGCCGTTTGAGGTATTTCCGTAAACGTCAACTGCATCCCGAGCTGCCGTCGCGTCCTGAAACCGTGTTGCATGAGCGGACGGTGGAACCGGCTGAACGGCCTCGGATGGTTGTCGAGTCTTTCACCCGTTCGCAGGTGATTGAGAAGTGTGCCGGCCGTTGCCAGAAGTGCGGCGGACTGGTCGATGTAGATAGTGCCGGGCCTGACGGCGCGGCTTTTGAGTGGAAGGTTCCTTTGGAGAAGTCGCATTCAGCGACTTTGGAGAACCGCATTCTCGTTCACGACCGGTGCAGGGGCGAAAAGCCCGTGCGTCGGACAGCCCGGAATGGGCGGAAACGGAGCGTGAATCATGGCAGGAAACGGGCGTAGGGCGTCCAAGATAGCCGCGATGCCTTTGCTGAGCAGTCCCGAGGAGCCGGTTGGGCCGGAACTGCCTGATGTTCGCCCGGATACGGGCGATGAATGGTTGCCGGTCACTCGCCGCTGGTATGAGGATTTGCGTCGTAGCCCGTTGGCTCAGCGTATGGGCGTCGGCCCTGACTGGGATTTCGTGTTGGATACGGCGCTGCTCAAGGATGATTTCAAACGTTCCCGTAAGGGGCGTGCGATTCTGGCGGCTGAGATTCGCCAGCGTGAGGCCATGATCGGCGTCACTCCGAAGGCGCGTAACGATTTGAAGTTCGACGCGCCTCAGGCGAATGATTTGAAGGCGTCCTCGTATTCGGGTTCCTCGAACGTCATCAGCATGGAGGAAGCACGTAGGCAGCGTCGGGCGGTGGGCTGATGCATGACGTTATCCCTAATCTGACCGCCGAGGATAGGGAGCGTTCGCTTGGCTGGCTTGCCTTGTGGTGGATACAGTCGTTCTGCGTCGTGGGTTCGGAGCCCGCGTATGACATGCCCGTGTATGAGAGTCCTGAGTATGCGCGGTTCTACGTGGACTGTTACGCGCTTGACAAGTATGGGCAGCGTCGTTTCAACCATGTGTTCCTGAGTCGCCCCAAGGGTTGTGACAAGTCCGGCAAGGGTGGCCGTCTGGGTTTGTTCGAGGCTTTGGGCCCGTGCCGTTTCGCCGGTTGGGCGAAGGGCGGGGAAACCTACACGTTCCTCGGCCAGACTTACGAGTATCTGCCGGGCGAGCCTATGGGCCGTCCCGTGCAGGGCCCGAACGTGGTGTGCATCGCCACCGCCGAAGAACAGACGGATAACGTTTATCAGGTAATGAAGTACAACTGCGAGAACGGGCCTTTGAGCCAGTTGCGCGGTTATGGTCTTGATGTCGGTGAAACCCGTATCCTGCTGCCGGAGGGTGGTTCGATCAAGCCCGGTGCCACCGGTTCTTCCACGCATGACGGCGGCAAGCAGACGTTCATCATCGCCGACGAATCCCACTTGTACAACGTTCCCCGGTTGAAGGCCACGTATCATACGCTGAAACGTAATCTCTCGAAGCGTATGGGCGACGCCGAACCGTGGGTGTTGGAAACCACGACCATGTACCGTCCCGGCGAGAACAGTATCGCCGAGGAGACCTACAAGCACGCTCAGGATATTCGAGAGGGTCGCATCAAGGACCCGAAGCTGCTGTTCGACCACAGGTATTCGCCTTTGAACATCGAGGACCTGGGTGATGCGGGCAAACTGAAGCATGGCCTGTATGAGGCGTATGGTTCCGCCGCGAAGTCAAGGGACGGCAAGGACCATATCATTCTCGCTGACGGCAGCATCGTGCCGGTCAACGACGAGGGTGTGAGCGATGACGGGTATTCGCTTCGCTCCCCCGGCGTGGAGCCGGGCCCGTCGAAGGACGGCTGGGTTGATATTCGCGGCCCTATCGCGGATATCCTCGACCCGGCTTCCGATGTGGGCGATTCGATTCGCTACTACCTGAACAGTCTCACGAGCGTTTCCGACGCTTGGCTGTCCGAATCCCTGTTGAAAAGCCATCTCGCGGGCATCGCATTGTATGCGGGCGTTCCCGAGGGCACCGACTTGGACGAGGCAGCGCCTTGGAAGGACATTATTTCGGACGAGGACGAGATAACGCTTGGCTTCGATGGTTCGCTTTCCGATGATGCGACCGCCTTGGTCGGCTGCCGTGTCAGGGACGGCCTGTTGTTCCTTATCAAACTGGAACAGAAGCCCGAAGGCCCCGAGGCCGCTGACTGGCAGGTCGATGTGGAGGCGTTCGACCGCAAGGTTCGCTGGATGCTGGACAACTACAACGTTGTCGGCTTCTTCGCGGATGTCCACGGCTGGCGTGACCTCATTATCGGCTGGGAAACCGACTACTCGTATCTCGACCTTGTGGGCCAGCGCAACAACGGCGACCCGATCATGTTCCACACGAACAATTGGGAGTCGGACATGAAGCAGGCGTATGTGGACATGCATACCGCGTTCTGCCGTGAATGGACGGCGTGCGATGACGAGGACAATCCCGTCATCGGTGATGTCGCACTGTTGGCCGACCCGAGGCTTCTCGCGCATTTCAGAAACGCGCGAAGGAAGAACCTGCGCAGGACGAACGCCGATGGCTCCACTCAGTACCTCGTGTACAAGGAGACGCCGAACAGTCCGTTGAAGATAGACGCCTGCATCGCAGGCGTCCTCGCATATACGGCGCGTACCCGTTATCTGGAACAGGCCAGTTCCCGTGCGCCGAGGGTGCGCACCCACGTTACCCGAGTGACTTATTAGAAGGACGGTGAGATATGGCCGTGCAGTTGGAGTCGTTGGTTCCCGATGATGTCGAACCGGGAGGCGACGGCGTGGTGCTTACCCGGTTGGCGAACCGGCTGGTGAACCGTATCCCCATGCTGTGCCGGTTGAAAACGTTCTACGACGGCAAGGAGACCGTACCCACGAAGGCGGTCCCCCGCAACATGGATGTGACCAGTTCGGACATCTACCGCAGGTTCGTGGACATCTGCCCGATGAACTTGGCGAGCACGATAGCGAACGCGGTCATCACCTCGGAGAAGCCCACCGGCTTCCGTCTGGTGTCGGACAAGGCGATACGTTCCACCGCCGCAGACGACATGTGGCAGAAGTCGGGCATGAACCTGAAATCGTTGAACATGCTGCGTGACGCATCGATTTACGGTGCCGCCTATGCGCAGGCGTGGTCGACGCCTAACCCGGCCTACATTTCGAGGCTCAGCCCTTGGGATACCGTCGTTTCCGACGATAAGAGCGCGGCCATCGTCTACTCGTATGACGCGGATGAAGGCACCGAGAACATCGCCTTGTACCGTCTGGTCCGTGACGATAAGGGCAATGTGACCGACGTGTATGGTCGTGTCGCCAGACGTGAGGTGGAGTCGCGGACGCTGCCGACCGACAGTCCCGACTATGAGGATGCCGTGTATGAGCTGGCGAACGATGATTCCAAGAAGAAACCGTCGTTGCCCGCCTTGTTCGAATGGGTGGGCGCGGCCAGTTCCGATGGTCTTGATTTCGCCCGTGACTGCGGTTGCCTGCCCATCGTCCAGTTGAAGACCGCGACCGGTCGAGGCCAGTTCGAGCCTCATCTTCCGACGTTGAGCGCCATCGACCAGCAGCGTTTCCAACGTTTCTGCATTCAGGAGATGCAGGCGTTCAAACAGCGTTGGGTGTCCGGCGACCTTCCCGAGTATTACACGAAGCAGGACCCGGCCGTGAAGGCCAACCGTGCGCGTGCCGGCGAAAAGATCGACTACTCGTCCTTGTTCGAGCTTGGCCCCGCCGCCTTGTGGCTGATGCCGAAGGACGCGAAGATGGGCGAAAGCTCCGTGACGGACATCACGCCGATTGTCTCCGCCGCGAACACGGACATCAAACAGTTGGCCGGCGCGTCCGGCACCCCGTTGTCGATTCTCAGCCCTGACGTTTCCGGCAGCGCGGCGGGAGCGAAGCTCACCACCCGCATGTTGAGGCTCAAGGTGCAGGACATGAACGAGCGTGCCAATGATGCGTTCGTGCTGCTGCTTCGCATGGCGTTGGTCGCAAGCGGCCAGCAGTCCGCCGCCGATGAACGTTTCGAGACGATGTGGCAGCCGGTCGAAACTCCCACCGATTTGGAGCAGGCGCAAGCCGCCAACTATGTGAAGGGACTGCTGCCGGTCAAAACCATCATGCGACGGTTCCTGAACATGAGCGAGATGGATATAGCCGAAGCCATGCAGGACTTGCAGGACACGGCTTTCGCCACCGCCCTGAGTCAGGAGAACACTCTGGTCGAAGGCAAGACCTCACAGCAGTCGGCTCCCACCTTGCAGGACACGTTGGATTCGACATCGACCATCCCTGACCTGAACGACACTCTGGGCGACGAGACGTTGGACTCCACCAATGAGGTGACGTGATGGCCGACATGACACAGGCGCTGACCGTCATGGAACGGCAGCGTCAGGCGCTGGTCGACGCCTACGTGCAGCGTGCGTGGAACATGTGGAAGTCGCTCGACCCCGCCGACTGGTGGAACGACGCGATAACACAGGGCGTGTCCGCGTGGATAACACAGAATCAGATCGCGTTCATCAAAGCCATGCGGCATCTGGGCGTCTCCTATGCGGACGTAATGCTCGGCATGGTGAACATGCCTTCGGATGGTCAGATTCCCGAATACATCGTCACAAGGGACAACACCGACCCTTGGGCGGTGAGCGTGCGTCCTGCCGACGCCTATCGGAGCATGGCCGTAAGGGACCCGTCGATACGCCCGCTGGCATGGGACAATCTGGACGATTACGTGCAGAAGGCCGTCGATGATTGGCTTGACGCCGCCGTGAAACGGTTGACGGACAATGCGAACACCGATGGTCAGATAGCCATGAACAGTGCGGCCACGCAACGATTCCACGGTTCCGGCGTCAGAAAATACCGTAGGGTCATACACCCCGAGCTTTCCAAGACCGGCACGTGCGGCCTGTGCGCCGTCGCGGCCACGAACGTGTTTTCCACGGCCGACCTTCTGCCCATGCACAACAACTGCAAATGCACCGTCGCCCCGATCACCGCGAACAATGACCCCGGTCTGAAACTCAACCGGGAGGATTTGGACGCCATCTACAGGAAGGCTGGCAGCACGTCAGCCGCCGACCTGAAAAGCGTGCGCGTCATCATGGAATCGCATAGCGAGATCGGGCCGATTCTCACGCAGTCCCAGTGGCGGCGTGAATACGATGACGGCACTCCCGCGCCGGAATGGCATATCCCCGACCTGAAGATGACGCGCACCGCGTTGCAGCGCATGTATGCGAGGGCTATGGAGTTTCAACAGCATTATCAGAAAGTGCTGGATACGGGCGAGGAAGACGATTTTCCATTCGAGGGTCGAAAGTACAGCTTCCGGCCTTCGGTGCATTTAAGACAAGCCATGTCCTATCAGAGGGCGTGGCTCCAATACCTGCGGTCGACCCTCGGTTTGGCCGCGTGAATGAAAGGGGCGGGCGGATGCCTACCAAGGAAGAACAGAACACTGCCGAAACCGAAACGGTTCAGCAGTCTCAGCCTGAAACGGGCGCGGCAGAAACGACCGCCGACATTCAGGAAAACAATGAAAACGTCAAGCCGGAGGAAAACCCCGGTGACAACGAGCTCGCCAAGTGGAAGGCGATGAGCCGTAAGAACGAGAAGCAGGCCGAAGCGAACCTCAAGCAGGTGCAGCAGGTTCAGGCCGAGCTTGCCCAGGTGCGTGCCGACAACGCGCGTCTGATTGCGAAGAGCACGTATCCGCAGGTCACTGACAAGGTGTTTGAAGCCCTGTACAAGGGTGATGGCACGCCGGAGGATATCGCGGACTTCGCCAAGTCCTATGCGGAGCTCAACCCCATCCAACCCGGTTCGCCGTTGGGTGTTCAGCCGAACGGCCGCGTTCAGGTGCCGGAAGCCGAGGCTCTTCGCAGCGTGGGCCGAAAGGCCGAGAACCCCGAGGGCGAGTTCAATCCGAAACCAAAGCGCGGCGACGCCTACAAGCGTGCGATGGACCGTCAGAACGCCCGCCGCCGCAACCATAACAAGCAAACCAAATGAAAGGAGCCATACTCATGGCGCTTCCTATTGAAATGGTGCATGGCACCGGCCTGACCACCGTTGAGGAAAACAATGAGTGGCGTTTCGGCGAACAGTCGGGCGGCGTGGTCTCCGTGACCATCGTCCCCGAACTGTTCAACGTCGATGACGAGACTCTGCGCAACAAGTACCTGACCGGGGTCAGCCCGACAGCCACGACCATCTACATCCGTTCCGGTATTCCGCTCGCCAAGATCACGAGCGGCACCAACAAGGGCGCTTACGGCCCGTATGACCCGCAGGCTACCGATGGCCGTCAGACCGCCATCGCCGGCCTGTTGGAGTCCGCCGTCGCCGTGAACGTCACCTATTCCGGCTGGCAGGTCGATGACACCTATGTGGGCCTTCGCTACCGTGGCGACATTATCAAGAGCAAGCTGCCGGTCGTTCCCGCCGACGAGGCCAAGTGGGGCGGCTGCTTCTACGATGTCGAGGATGATGCTGTCACCGCATTGTCCGGTTCGGCTGGCGCTGCCGGTTCCGCTGGTGTGGGCGTGAAGTCCATCACCTTGACCAAGAACACCTCTGGTGCCATCACCGGTGGCACTTGGGTCGGCACCGACAACAAGTCGAACACCATCACCATCGCCTGACACCCCGTCTAAAACGATTCTTTGAAACCCGCCCCTCGTGGCGGGTTTTCTCATATCTGAAAGGAAATATCCAATGGCATTGGACAAGGAAATCTTCCCGCCGAGCGAAGCCACCGAGGTTGCGCAGGCGGGCTTCGATTACGTGAACGGCATTCTCCCGTTCTCCACCATGTTCCCCATCCAGTCCAATGACGGCGAATGGACCGTCTCTTGGACGCCGAATCTGCCGACGCTCTCCACGAACGCCATGCAGCGTCGTGCGCTGGACGCCGAGATCGGCCACACTTCGATGGTCGAACAGTCCGCCGAACAGCATACGGGCCTTCTGCCCCTGTCCGGCATGGACCACATCACCGAACGTGATATGGCCAAGCACGCGAACGACAAGCAGTTCATCCACGACAAGGCCGAAGCCAAGACCACGCATCTGGGCCAGACCGCCGCCGTGACCCTTGAACTTGAGTCCATCTCCGCGATGATGGATGGCAAGATCACCATCAACGAGAACGGCGCGAACGTTGTCTACTCGTTCGGCCGTCCGGCCAAGCAGCATAATCAGACTCCGACCACTCTCTGGTCCCAGGCTACTTCCGACCCGATTGCCGACGTTCAGGGTTGGATTGAGGTCATGCGCAAGAACAAGGGCCGTACACCGCACGCCGCGTTCACCACGTCGAAGGTCATCGACGCATTGCGCGTCAACGAACAGTTCCGTCAGGAAGTGTCCGGCATGGACTTGGCTCATTCCAAGCCACGACTGACCCGCGACCAGGTGCTGGGCGTTCTCGCCAGCCAGCTTCAGCTGAACGACGTGCGTATGCTCGACCTCGAATACGAGAACCTTGAACTGGACGGCGGCTTCAAGATGGACGTGGACACCACCACGCTCATCCCCGATGCCACGTTCGTCATGCTTCCCTCGTTCAACGACCCGACCCTTGGCTTCACCGCTTCCGGCCCGACCGCCGAAGCCCAAAACTCCGAGTATGAGATCAGCAAGAGCGTCAACGACGGTCTTGTCGCCGCCATGCTCTCCCATCAGGCTCCGGCCAACTACGATATCTGGGTCAACGGCTCCGCGCTGCCCGTATTGCAGGATGCCGTCAGCACGTTCAAGGCCAACGTCCTGTAAGAGCCGTCATGGCAAGCGTTGACGGCATCGACTGGAAGAAGTACATGCAGTTGGAGTTGGTCGATGACAGACGTCTCGCCGACCGGTACTCGAACGAGTGGATCGCCCACAAGTGCCGTGTCGCCGCGAACATGGCTCTGACATGCAGTCCGAACGTGGAGCCGCGCCTGAACAACGGCTATCTGGACGAGGAAACGTTCGCCTATGTCGTCTGCCAGATGGTCATTCGCGTGATGCGGTGGACCGATCTGAAGTCGGAGACGAACGGCTCCTACACGTATGAGAACCGTGACCCGCAGGACAATCCGCCACCCTATGACGCTTCCCCGAACCTGTACGTGAGCAAACGCGAAAAGCAGCTGCTTCTCGGTTACGAGGATGGGAACGGGCCGATAGGAACGGTGTTCGTCGGCGTCAACAGAATCTGGGGGCTTTGATGGAGGGCGAAATGCTTGACACAGGGCATCTCTTCGATGATGTCGATGCCGACGAGATAGGCGGCGGCCATCTGTTCGACGGGCACGATGAAGTCAGTAAGCAGGTTCCTGACGATCTGCTTCATCGTGACGTGATCGTCTATGAGGGCATGGCCCCGTGGGTGACGTGCCATGGGAGTACGACCGTTCCGAAGTATTTGGATGCGGATGGTATGGTTCTTGACCCGGCCACGGTTTCCAATGTGGTTCGTGCGAGTGGTTTCGTGCCATCCATCACCAGTGGCGGCGTCCTGTACACGGCTGATGTCCACAAGGTTTACTGTTGCGTGGTCGGACGCACCCAGAAGAACAGTGTCATGAGTGAGAACTGGGCGCAGGATACGACTCCGCAGAAGTTCGGCGGCAATCGTGAGATGAATCAGGTGAAGGTTCTCGCACCGGAATGGCACGGGGACTTCTACTCACGGTTCTGGTTCGACGGCTCATGCTATGAGGTTGACGGTTCGCCGGTCTTTCTTCCTCATTCGTCCGATACGGCTAGGCATTACGAGTTTCCGGCTCGCCGCGTGTACGCGGCCGAGTTGGCCCATAACCGTATCGTTCCGCCCGTTCCGCCGAAGGGGGCTGAAACATGGGGTATGTGAAGCTTCGTCCTGATCTGAATGCGAGGGTCGCGGAAAGGTTCGGCGGTAAGGTCACTCGCCCCCACGCTTTGAAGGTTCAGGCTCGCGCGAAGGCGTTGGCCGACATGCGGGCGAAGCATTCGAGCGTCGCTGACCGTATCAACATCGACGTTCACGCTCACGGCTTGCATACGAGCGTGGTCATGAGCGTGACCGGGCGTGACGGCTCGCAGATCGCATCCTATTTGGAGTATGGGTATTTCAATCTGCGTGCGCAACGTCATATGCCGGGCATGTATGTGATAAGCGAGGCCAAGTATGGCTGATCTGAGCGTGCGTGCCCCGTTGGATGCCGAGGGGCTGGTCGATGCGCTGTTCAAGCGTGTCGATTTCCGTAAGGCCGGTTTTGATAACGTCGTGGTGTTGCCGCGTGCCATCGCGGATACGGATTCGTATGCGTTGGACCATGACGTGGTGATCTGGCATTGCGGCGCTCCGGTCCAGCCGGATTGGAATGTGAAGGCGTGGGTTTGGCGGTTCGCGTTGTCGCTGACCGTGGTGAACCGTGATCCTGACATCAGTTCCAGCCTGTGTTCGTTCCTGCACGAGACGATTTCGCGTTGGCCTTATGGCGAGCCTACCGAGTTTGGCCGTGTGGGTGCGATTCCTGACAATCCCGCGTTTGAGCAGGTCGCCATTGGTGACGTGGTGACTACGAAGACCGCTGTCGTGCGTTCCTGCACGAAGCTGGTGCAGGCGGGTTCCGTCCGCTGATTTTCCCAATAATTCAAAGATTCTGATTTTAAAGCCCTGTCCGCTTGCGGATGGGGCTTTCTTGTTAAGGAGGGCCATTCATATGGCTATCAATGATAAATCCGTGTTTACCAGTGTTCGCGGTGCAGCGTTTCTTGCCAATGCCAATACTGCTTTGCCGAGTCTGAAACTGTTTGGTTTGGAGGCGGCGACCGTTGGCGAGACCACCCAGAAGTATACGAACATGGGTCATTTGAGCGCGTCCGACCTGCCGTCTTTCGAGACGAGCGGCGGCGACGCGACAACCAAGGATACTTGGAACAAGAGCAAGTTCCGCACCACTTACGATTCCGTCACCGGCAAGGTCACGATTTCCAGCATCCAAGGCGACAAGGAAATGTTCAAACTGATGTTCGACGCTGCCGAAATCACCGGTGGCGGCACCGCAGTCGCCTTGGATAAGGTCGAGCAGCCGAAGGCGCTGTTCATCTACGTCGAAGACACGAACACCGGTGAGAAGTTCGGCATTTGGATTCCGAACCTAAGCCTCGCCTATAGTGAGCTTCCGTCCTTGGCTCAGGATGATTTCAACACGTTCAAGCTGGAAGGCAACATCATGACTTCCACTGTTCTTCCGAGGACCAAGAGCGGCAAGGCTTCCAGCATCGCTTTCTATGATCCTGACGATTTCGCCCATGTTACTGCGTGAGTCTGAGGGTTTTTGATTCTTCCCCTGACGGGTGTTCTTCTCCTGTCTGTCGCCTATCAGGGGATTTTCTTTTTTACCGCAGACGGGTGTTGGCTTTTTCACAGATTGGAGTTTTGTATGGCTGAAAACGATGTTGAAGAGAATGTTTTTCCGACTGATTGGGATGGTCTGGCCGGTTACGATGATGTGATGGCCGGATTGCCGGAAATGGTGCAGGCGGAATCTTTCTCGCCGTCTCAGACCGCATTGTTCGCCGTGGTCGAACGTCGTTTGAACGAGCGTCTGCTTGTCATGCGTGACGGTGGCGTGTTTGGCGGCAAGGCGAAGAAAACCGTGTCGGATGATGCGGTTGCCATGGCCATGGCCGAATACGTGGAGATCGCTGACTCGTTCTATAAGGCGCTTGCCGTTGATGCTGACGCTTACGCGGAGTGGACGAAGGGTCGTGGCTTGTTTGACCTGTTGAACATGTTCGCGGCTCTCACACGCTTCTACGTGGAGCGTTTGGGAAAATCAAGCACCTCGAAAAAGCAGTCTCGGACTGCCGAGTAGGGGTTGTCTCCGATTTCCGTCGTTTCTACCGGCTGAATCTTCCGGCTGACGTTCATGCGTATGATCCGAATTTTCTTTGCGACTTGTTGGATGGTTTGGAGGCCATTCCCGATTCGCAGTGGCGTGCGTGGCTGTTGGAGCATGATGGTGCCGGTGGCGGTTCCGACCGTGCCGAACGATTGCAGTTGGGGTGGCTTGGTTTCGGCCAGTCCGAAATGCTGCTGCTGCAATTGCAGAACACGTTGGATTCGTTGCGTTCGCTGGCCGTTTCCCATTGGAGCGGGAAGAAGGTTGGCTTTGAGCCGATTCTCCCGCCCGGTGTTGACGCCGTGTCACATGATGTCAATCGTGTGGATGGTTCGCATGTGACGAGTCTGGCTGACTATATGGCTCGGGTTCGTAGTTGCTTCGGCGGCTGATTCCGCCGGTTTTTTGTTTTTGCCCATGTTTCCGAGGGGTCTTTTTCCTCTTTCTTCCCCTTGGATTCGTGGGTGTTTCTTTTAGGAGTGTGCGCATATGGAGCGTCCCGCTTTTTCCGCTGGCGAGGTCGGCATTGATGTCGTTCCTCTTACCGACCGGTTTTTCGCCGAACTCAAGGCGAAACTGCATGATCTTCGTGATCTGAAGGTTCCGGTTGAGTTCGACCCGGATGACATGGCCGCTTCGCGCACGTATGAGAAGTGGAATGGGCGGGATACTCATGTCAATGTCTCGTATGACGTTGACATGTCCGGCTTGCGTGAACTGTCGAAGCAGGATGAACTGCTGCGCAAACGGTATGAGAAGCCAGTCAAACCGGTTTTCGACGGCAGTGGTGTCGTCAAGGGTCTGGATATGGCGATCGGCCGTGTCGAACAGTTGCGTAAGGTCCAGAAGAACGTCGGCGACGTGTTCACCAAGAATCTTGGCGTGTTCGGAAAGACGGAGACGAGCCGGTTGAAGGAGCAGATGCTTCTTCTTGACCGGTCCGAAGAGAGGATGCGCAGGATTCGCGCCGACCGTGACGAGCTTGTTTCGATGCGCGGTGACGAGTGGAATCAGCTGAACAGGCAGATTCTTGGCAACATGAGCACGTTGGACGCTTTGCAGAAGCGTTACGACGAGTTGGGTTCCGAGATTTCCAAGGTTGCCGCGTACCGTGATTCGCTTCGTGGCGGTGGACGCCGCGATGAGGCGAAGGCGCAGACCGTCAGACTTCGGGAGCTTCGCGCCGAATACCGTGCGACCGCACGCAACATGCGCGAGGTCACGAACGAGACGAACAGGCTTGCCAGACAGCAGGACAGGTTGAAGTCCGATAGTGTGGCGAAGTGGATTCACGATTTGGACAAGCAGCTTGTCGAATTGGATTCGCATACGAAGTCCGTGCGTGACACGTTCGACAGCGTGGCCCGTAGCGGGTTCTTCAAATCCTCCGACATGGGAAAGACGAACGTTCTTTCCGGCGTGAGCTTTTTCGGCAAGGACTTGAACCGTCAGCTCAATGCGGAACGTGCCGCGCGCAGGGAGCAGGAGCGGCTGAACGATTCGTGGCGTGACGGTGCCGAATGGCAGGGGAACCTGTTGGAGGGCACGGCACGGTATGCGCGGAATCTGAAGACCGCTTCCAACGTGATGAACGCGTATGGCAAGGACGTGAAGGAGGCGAACCGTCTGCTTGACGAGCAGGAGCAACGGCTGACCGGCTTGCAGAATGCCTTGCGTGGCGTGAACAAGTACGGCAGGTATTCGGAAGTCAACAAGCAGTTGAACGACCAGCTCGCCGCCGTCAACAGGCTCCGCAAGCAGATCGAATCCAATCCGATCAAGACGAGACTCGTATTGGATGATAGTCGGTTCAGCCGCAAGTATGCGAACATCACACATCAGGTAGGCGAGTTGACGAAGAAGCTCGAACGTGAGAACGAGCTTAGGATTCGTGTTGATTTCTGGACCGACACGGCTGATTCGCTTGAAGAGCGTCTGCGTAGGCTTCAGCAGGGGCGTATCCGTATTCCTGCGGATATCGTCGTTGACAATGAGAATCTGATTGAGCGTGCCCGGCAGGTCGCCGAAGAGGTGAGACACAATCCGGATCGCAAGGTCGAGCTTGAGGCTGATCTTGATCTGGATATGAAGCGTGCCGAGGAGCGTATCAAGGATTTCCAGAAGGCCAATGACACGTTCAACATGGACGTGGACTTGGAGACTGCCGCCGCACGCGCCCATCTCGCTTACTTCACGAGACCGCGCACGGTTGATATTTTCGCGGAGTTCAAGGGCACCGATCTCGGCAAGATCATGAGCGGCATGACCGCTGGCGCTACGGGTGTCCGTGGCGTGCAGAACGAGTGGCAGAAGCTCGTTAACGTGTTCGACAAATTCGATGAGGTCGTGCCGAAGTGGAGTCTGCTGGGCGCGGTGTTCGCGTCTGTTGGCGCTGGCGCGTTGAACTTGTCCCGCACGGCTGGCAGTGCCGGCGCTTCTCTGGTGATGATGAGCAAGGCGGCTCTGGCCGCTCCGGGCGCACTGTTGGGTGTGACCGCTGCTTTCGGCGCTGGATATTCCGCCGTGAAGAATTACGCGGATTATATCGACGTGTCCACTACGAAGTTGGGCGGCTTGCAGAAGAAACTGTCGGATTCGTTCTGGACGGAAGCCAAGCAGCCGGTCATCGACATGATGGACGCTTTGGGCGGCAACGGGTTCGTTGACGGTATGGAGAAGGTTTCCTCCGCCGAAGGTAAGATAGCCGCGAACGCCGCGAAGATAGTCGCCCAAGGCGAATACGTGTCCCGTATCAATTCGATTCTCGGCAATACGGTCAAGGGAGTGAACGCGCTTGACCCTGGCGTCCAGGCTGTCACCGCTTCCGTTGTGAGGCTTGGCGACAGCACCAGCTCGTATCTGCCGCGCATGGCCAACTATGTGAGCCGCAACGCCACGCTGATGGCGCAGTGGGTCGATGAGGCGGAGCGTTCCGGCAAGGTCACTCAGGCCATGGAGAAGGCCATCGAGCAGGGTGGCTATCTCATGTCGAGCGTCAAGTCGCTTGGTGGTATTCTCAAGGGCACGTTCGGCACGTTGGCCGAGGGTGAGAATGGTATCGAGAAGTTCTCCGACGCTCTGAGCCGTGCTGACAGGGCCGTGAACGGTGTGAAATTCCAAGCCACGTTGGCCGCGTGGGCCGACGGGGCGAAGACCGCTTCGGGCAAGTTCCATGATTCGTTCCGTGAGATTGGCGACGCGGCTTATGAGCTGCGGGACACGACGAAGCAGGCGTTCATTGACGCAGGCTCCATGGTGTCCACCGGCATTGGTTCCATCAGCAGTCTTGTCGGCAAGTCGAAGCATGGTATCGCGGATTTCAGCAATGGCGTGTCAGATGGATTCCAGAAGGTGTTCCGTGCCGTTGATTCCGCATCTCCGATGTTCGACAGTCTGCTGTCGATGGTCGGCAAATTGTCCGACACGTTCGGTGGAACGTTGGGGAACACGTTGAAGTCGGCGGCTCCGACGATCAAGGTGTTGGCCGATGGCGCTTCCACCATGGCTCAGGCGTTCGGCAAGCTGCCTGCGCCCGTTCAGGCGATGGTCGGCATGTATGCGACGTTCGGAAAGGCCGGCATCAGCGCTTACAATTCGTTGAAGCGTGGCATGTTGCAGAATATCAAATCCACGTTGCAGTATCGGAAGACTCTGAGCCAGTTGGGTATCACCTCGCAGGAGACTGCGATCAGTATGAGCGAGCTGGTTCGGGCTATGGCTCGTTTGAAGTCCGGTCAGACGGCTGGCGTGCTGACCGGTGAGGTCTCGAATATCCGCCGGATGGGTGTCGCTGCCGACGAGACCACTGCGAAGCTGAATCGCATGAATCGTGCGCAGGCTGGCGGTTCCTCCGTCGCAGGCGTTGCCGCTGGCGCTGGTTCTGCTGGTTTGGTCCGTGGTGTCGGCGAGGCGGCTGAGGGAGCCGCCCGTAAGACTGGTTTGCTGAAGACCGCTTTGAGCGGCGTGGTCGATTTCCTTGGCGGACCTGTTGGCATCGCCATCGGCGGCGCGACCACGGCGTTGAGTCTGGCGGGCAGTGCGATCAGCTCGTACAATGATGCCGCCGCGCACACGCAGACGGTGAACCAGACCATCGCAGACTCGTTCAAGAACGTTCAAAGCGGTGCGGCGGACGCCTCCACGGCTGTTTCCGAAGCCAAGAAGACCGTTTCGAAGAATTGGACCGACAATGATTACGGTTGGAAGCTCCCTGGTGGCAACGCCATCGAGAAGGGTCTTAGCGGTATTCAGAAGTCGATAAGCCCGTTCAAGAACGCCTCAGATGCAGCCGATGCTCTCGGCATCAGCGTCAAAAAATTGAATTCCGCCGCGACCGGAACGAACGACGCCTATGACAAGATGCATAAGAAGCTTGAGGACATCAAGAACGACCAGCAGTGGGTCATGGGCGCGAACGGTCAGATGGTGAACGTCAACGAGCGGCAGGCCGAAGCCGCCGAACGTCTGCTTGGCGTGCTTGAAGACTCCCACGCCGAATGGGTGAAGGGCATGAAGGTGGCGTCCGATTGGATCGGCAGCGCCGATAGCGTCGCCAATGTTTCGGCGTTGGCCTCCGACAAGCTCAGCCTGCTGTCCGAATCCCTCGCAGCCAACAACTACGAGTTGGAGGGCAACAGCAAGAACGCCCAGGCCAACCGCAAGATGATGGCCGATTACGCGGACAGTGCTTTGCTGGCCGCGAAGAACATCATCTACGCGGGCAACGGCAGCGCCGAAGCGAACCAGAAGGCCAAGAACGCCGTCTATTCCGCACGTCAGGAAATCATTCAGATGGCCGAACAGTGCGGCATGTCAGCCGAGGCGGCCGCCGCGCTTGCTGACCAGATGGGTCTTATTCCCGATAACGTGTCCACGAAGTTCGATCTGACGAACATGGATTCGGTGAAGGCTCAGGTTCAGGATTATATCGACCTGCTTGAGTTGACCAAAGGTCAGAAGGAAATCATTCTTGATCTCGTCCAGAAGGGTGATATAACGAGCTTCGACCAGTTGGCCGGCGCCGTGAAGGCGCTCATGGGTGGTGCGAGCGAGAAGGATTTGGTCATTCTTCTTGACGCTCAGGATAACGCTTCGGATAAGATCAAGGACGCTACGGCTTTGGCTAAGGGGTTCGGTCTGACGAAGGCTGAGATCAATATCCTTGCCAAGGATGAGGCTGGCCCGAAGTTGGATGCCGTCAAGCAGAAGCTTCGTGACAGTGGGTTGACTGACGCTCAGATCCAGATTCTCATCGACGCTTTGGATAAGGCGAGCGGCAAGATGAAGGATATTGAGAAGCAGAAGGTTCCTGCCGCAAAGGGCGTCAGGTTCGATATTGATGCGAACGATGATGACGCCAGCGTGAAATTGGCGAAATATCAGGGGCTTAACGGTTCCACGCTTGCGACCGCGCACACGTTTGTGATTGGCGATGATTCGAGCGCTCGGAACGCTTTCGACAATACGAGAGCGTATGACGGCGTGACGTTGGCTCAGCCTTGGGGCCGCGTGTTGGGCGACAACAGTGTGGCGCGCGCCGTGTTCGCCGGCATTCAGGCGTTCAACGGTGTGACCATAGCAAGCCCGTGGGGTCGTGTGCTGGGCGACAACAGTGGTGCGCGTATGGCGTTCATGAAAACGAACGCATATGATGGTGCGACGATTTCCCGCCCGTGGGGTCGTGTGCTGGGCGATGCTTCCGATGCCCAAAGAGTGTTCAGCGACATCAGCTCGTTGAATGGCTCCGTTATTGCCACCCGTTACGTGAATATCGTCACCCAAAATATCGACGGTGGTAGCACGAAAGTGGCTACCGGTGGCCGTATCAGCGGGCCGGGTACCGGCACGTCTGATTCCATCCCGGCGTGGCTGTCGAACGGCGAGCATGTTATTCGTGCCGCTGCGGCGAGCAAGCTTGACCGTACTGTCGGCCCGAATTTCCTGAACGTGTTGAACGCGACCGGCGATCTGGACAGGGCGGTGTCTCAGGCTCGCACGTCGTATGCGCGTTCCGCGCGTGACATGAGCCGTAACGCCTACGCTTCCGGTGGCAGGGGCCAGAGAATGTTGGATTCGGCCACGTCCGTCACGGTCAACATTCCTTCACGGGATGATCGCGAACTGGTGTCCGCCGTGAACGATCTGCGTCGTGAGGTTGCGGACTTCCGTGACGGTATCGGCGGTGAGATCAGCCGTAACAGCAGTCCTTGGCCTAGCAAGCGTGATTTCGTCCGTGATGTATTGGAGGCCTATCGTGGCAGGTGAGCTTACGTATGTGAGTGGTCTGACCGGTGAACGGTTCGACGTGTCGGATTATGAGACCGTTGATTTCGAAGGCGCGTTGGAGTTGCGTGGCCGTGAATGGGATTATACGGTGCGTAACGGTGGATTGACTGGTGTTTCGAGGAAACGTCGGGAGATTTCCGTTGACGTGCATTATGGTGATGCGGCTGCGTTCGACTCGTTCATGCGGACGGTTGACGTTGATCTGGCCGTAGGCAAGCCGGGACGGTTGGAGGCTGTGAATGGTGCGGGGGAGGTTTGGACGCAATCGTGTTATGCGGTGAAGTCCGAGGCTTCCTCGCATCCGGGTTTGTCCGACCCGGTGTGTGCGCTTTCGTTCGTCTTGTTGGATGGCGTATGGCGGCACGATGCCGCTACCGTATCGTATCAGCCTGTGTCCGAGTCTGCTGTGTCTGGCTTGAATTTGCCGACTGACATGGGTTATGATCTGGCTGTTTCGCGTCCGTCATGCATGGTGTCTAATCGTATGCGTGCTCCGATGCCGTTTCGTCTGGTCATATATGGGGCTGTGTCGAATCCGTCGTTGACGATTGGCGGGAACGTGTACCGGTTGAATGGTGATGTTCCGGCTGGCGCTTACGTGGTGGTTGACTCGTTGAGGAAGTCGATCATGCTGCATGATGCGGATGGTCCTTTGCGGAACGTGTTTTCGTGGGGTGTGCGAGGTTCCGGTTTGAATCGTGGACAGTATGTTTTCCAACCTGTTCCGGCTGGTTCGAGCGTGGTTGAGTTGGGTTCCGGTTTCGGTTTTGATCTGACGGTTGTCGAGGAGAATGGGGACCCGACTTGGTTGATCTGATTTGCGCTGACGAGAATGGCGTGCCGTTCCATGCGGTTTCGGATTGCGTGTTTGATTGCGCGTGGGGGTCTGGTGAGAATGATTTCGAGCTGACGTTGTATGACGGTACGGTGCTGCCTGACCGTGGTCTTGTCTATGTGGATGGGACCGAGGTTGGCGGCATCGTCGATCATATGAAGGATGAACTGTCGGACGGTGTGAGTGTCGTAACGTATTCCGGTCGTAGTTGGCATGGCATGTTGGCCGGTAAGGTGTTGCAGCCGGATTCGGGGCAGGATTATCTGAAGGTGTCCGGCCCTGTGAATCAGGTGTTGTCGAACCTGTTGGCCCGTATTGGCTTGGCTGACGTGTTCAAGGTTCGCGCGGATTCCACGAAAACGATTCCAACGTTCCGGTTCGACCGGTATTGCACTGCGTATGATGGCATCCGCAGGATGTTGGCGGCGAATGATCTGAAACTCATGTTTCAGGAGGTTGACGGCACTGTATGGATGTATGCCAAGCCGATTGTTGACCATAATGATACGGTTGATTCCGATCTGGTTGATTTTTCCATCACGAAGGATTACCGGCGTATCAACCATATGATCGGCTTGGGCAAGGGTGATTTGAGGAATCGTCTGGTCGTCCACTATTATGCGGATGGTTCCGGCAAGGTGTCCAATACGCGCACGTTCGGTGGTCGTGACGAAATCGCCGCAGTCTATGATTACTCGTCCGCCGAGAAGGACGAATTGGACAAGCAGACGAAGAAGCAGTTGCAGGATTTGCAGGGCGCTGGCGCTGTCGATGTGACTGTGCATGACGGCTTGTCGCTTGATGTGGGCGATAGGGTTGCGGGCTGCGATCATGTCACTGGTCTGACGGTTACTGCCGTCGTGTTGAAGAAGATCGTGAAACTGTCTGGCGGCTTGCTGTCCGTATCGTATGAGGTTGGCGACGCGGCTTCCTCGAAGACGGAATATTCGAATTATACGAGTTCCTCTTCCTCTTCGTCTTCGGGTTCGACTGGTGGTGGCGTGTCTTTGACGGCTGGCCGTGGCCTGTCGATTTCAGGCGGCACGATCAACGCGGAGGTCGCTTCCGAGGATTTGGATGCCGTCAGGCAGGTCGCCGATGCGGCGAACAGGACGGCTTCCGGTTTCGCGGCGCAGATCGGCAAGGCGAATCAGACCGCCGAGGATGCGAAGAACGTCGCCGATGCGGCCAAGAGCGTGGCCGACAGTGCGAAGTCGGGCATGATGACCGATGACGAGCGGTCGAAGCTCGCTTCGGTCGAACAGGGCGCGAACGCCTACACGCTGCCGAAGGCGTCCACGGACGTGTTGGGTGGCGTGAGGGTGGACGGTTCCTCGATCGTGAGCGTGGATGGTGTCATCAGCGCGCATGTCGGCGGCGGCGCTTCCGGGAGGGTCGTGTTCCCAATCGGATACGTGGTCCAGAACACGACCGGTGTCAACCCTTCCGTTGATTTCGGCGGCACGTGGAGGCAGTTGCCTTCGCTTGGTTGTTTCACGTTTGAAAGGATAGGCTAGTGAAATCTGACGGTTACTCGAAATACGTGTGCGACAAGTGCGGCAAGACCGCTTATGTCGCCGCCGGTGACACTGAGGCGCGGGAATGGTACACCGTGCGCCGGTATTCGGCTGGCAAGGCGACCCGCATCGCGGATGATGTGCCGCCCGACATCTACGAATTATGTTCCCAATGCAATACGTCTTTCATGACGTTCATGCAGCAGGATGACGCTTCGTTTGAAGCATGGCTGAAGGAGGTTGAAAAGTGACCATCGAACTGGTTGACGGCAAGGCCGGCACGGCCCATATTTCAAGCGAGGACAAGGCGATTATTCATCAGGCCAAGTTCTCGAAGTCCGACGTGGTGTTCGACTGGGGCGACGCGTTCAAGTGCACGATGGGCAGTGCGAACAGGGCCACCATCGGTACGGGTTGCGCGTCGATCCAGGGTTTGGACTGGCATATCACGGCGGCGGAATCGGTGACGATCTCCAACGGGTCGCAGGGCATGAAACGCAATGACATCATTTGCGCGCACTACCATCGCAACGCTTCCAACGGCAATGAGAATGTGGAATTGACCGCGTTGAAGGGCACGCCGAACGCGACTGCTGCCGCTGACCCGACCATTCCGTCGGGGAAGATATTGTCCGGCGCGGTTGACGCATACATGCCGTTGTGGCGTATCCCGCTCGACGGCATCACGGTCGGCACGCCGGTACGCCTGTTCACGCCTAGGGGGGCTTTGTGGGATTCCGTAACCCAGACATGCCAACTGCAATGGCAGGACACCTCATCGTTCGTTCCGGTTAGTTATGGCGCTTCGAACACCATCACGGTCAAAGACGGTCTGATTTTCGTGGACCTGTCTTCGTTCCGAAGCACCGTGAAAGTCGGCGATTACACTGTCTGGCTGTTCAAAGCGGGCGTGAAGCCCTCCAGAACGGTCGGGCTTGGGTGCGTCGCGAACGTGAACGGCGTCGCGTACGGCAAACAGGCGAGGTGGAATACTGACGGGTCGGTGACGATTATCGGAGGCGTGGGCTCGTCCGATATCGTCCAATGCTTCCAGAGGATCATTCCGGTGCCCGATGGTGTGGAATTCCGTAACCCATTGCGGATTGATTAATACCGCCACCGACCGCGAAGGCATGGTGACGGCCGATAATCCATTCCGAACGACCGATGGCGTTTTCGTATTGTGCCAGCTGTGCCCGAACGGTATGTCGGATGCCGCGGGAAAGCTTTTCGAAGCGTTCTTTTGGGACATGACCGACAGCAGATTGCGTTTCCGTATTCGCCGTGCAGATAATCACGAGTGGGTGAATGATCGGCAACCCGGGCGCGTTTACTGGGTGGCATTCAAGCAGCAGTCATAGCTTTCCGTAACCCAGCAATGGAAACCGCCGTATACGAACGACAGCCTCACTCTATGTCGCGTCGGACGCATCGTCACGATCAACGGCAACGTCAAGTTCACCGGCAGTGGACAGCAGAACTACTCGACGGCGAATGAGACCTTCCCTGAAGCGTTCCTCCCACTCGCCGATATGAGCATCATCGCGTTCCCGTCCTGCGGTTTCAGCCTGCTTGTCGAGCGTGATGGGAAGGTGCAGATGCTGGGCGACCCGAAATCCGCCTACTCCACGGCGCACGGCTGCTGGATGGCACTGCAATAGCTTTCCGTAACCCAGACGCTTATCACCAGCCAGTATGGCACGGTGACTGGCGTTAAGACCGGCAATGTCGCTCAAATCAACGTGGCTTGGAAGAGCGCGAACACTGCATCATGGGGTAGCGGTAATTTTGGCATAATCCCGGAAGGGTGGCGTCCTGTGGCAGACGTGAGTGGAACGTGGAGCGGCCGTGATGGAGGAAGCCAACGAGAGTTCCTGCTGAAAACGGATGGGACGTTCACCTACGCCAATCGCGGCGGCAGTCAGAGCGGTGACTTTTTCGCCACGACGATGACCTATATCGTTGCCTAAACCGCCGTCACCGGAAACGATACGCTGCCGACATGCCATACGTTCCCGGGAATGTTCACATCATACGATGTGCGGAAGGAAACCTTGTTTCCCGCGACGTACGGATAACGATCCTGCCCCTGGCCTGCACCGGAATTGTCTACGAACATGTTGAAGCCTTCACTGGCAGCCCGCACGTCCATGCTTGCCAAAGTCACTTCAGTCCACGCCTTATTAAAGAAAGGCCCTTTGTTGACCCACCGGCAGTAGACGGTCGCCAAACCATTGACGACGCATCCACTGATTGTGAATTCCGGGTCAATGTTCCTTTTCGTGAAATGGATCGGGGTTACGGAAAGCTATTCAGCAGGTAAGTATGAGTTTCTGCCATGCTTTCTGCATGTCCTTGAGGACGCTCAGATCGGGCTTGAGGTAATACCGTGCGGTGGTTTGGATGTCGGAGTGTCCGAGCTGTCGTGCGACCACGCTGATGTCGGTTCCGGCCTTGATCGCCAACGTGCCGAACGTGTGGCGTAGGTTGCGTGGAGGCACGCAGGGGAGTTTCATGCGCCTGCACCAACTGCGGTAGTGGTTTGCAACTTGGTTCGCGTTCAGACTGCCGACCAGTCGGCCGGTCTTCGTGCCGTGGCGTAGTTCCGCCAAGCGTTTGACCGCGAACCGTGGCAATGCGACGGTTCGTCGGCTCAGATCGGTCTTCGGTTCGGTGACGGTCTCATGGCCTGCCACCCATTGCACCGACCTTTTCACCGTGACCGTGCCGCGACGCAGATCCAAGTCGGCCCATTCCAGGCCGACCGACTCGCACCGGCGCAATCCAGCGCACACGGACACCAATAGCCATGCTTCCAATGGATGCCCGTAGAAGCCTTTCAACAGTCTGCGTACTTCCGGAACGGACAGCACTTGCGGCTCGTAGTGCCGTAGTCGTGGCAGGCGTATCTCGCGTCTGGTCACGTCGTTGTCGGTCAAACCGCGTTTGAACGCGAGTCGCAGTATCGAGCGGAACACCGCGTAGGCTTTGCGTGCCGCTCCCGGCTTATCGAAGGAGTCCAACCATGATTCGATGTCCGCCATGCTGATCGAGTCCATGTCCCTTCCGCTCCATTGCGGGAGGATATGGCAGTTCAAGGCGCTTTCGTAGCCTACTTTGGTGCATTCGCGGAGTTTCGCGCATGATGGTTTCCAAACGGTGGTTGCGAATGTGTCGAAAAGCATTGGTTCCTTTCCAATTCCGTTGGATAATCCCACACATCGTCGCGTTGCCGTTGGATGGGCGTGTGTGTGGGTTTTCCCATTGTTCCATATCCCTGTTTTCTAGGAGGATGTTTTGACTCAGATTAATTTCGATTTCGGCCATCCAAGCGCCGATGGCATAGCGGACTTGGCTGGCGAGAAGATTCATGTGGTGCCGACCGGCCGGTTCAGGAACGGCAGTCGTATCGTCGTACGCGACTCGTTCGAGGTGCGCCTGGACGAGCACGGCACCGCGACCGTCAACGTTCCGCCGACCGACAGCACGTTCGCGTATGAGGTGACTGTCGGAGAGAGTGAGGATACATGGCGTTTCGTCCGTTGCGTCCAGGTGCCGGATTCGACTTCGGTTTTGAATTTCTCCGATTTGGTCGAAGTTGATTCGACCACGCTCACACCGGTGCAGACCGGTAATCCGTTGGCTGATATCGACCAGTCCGACGTCGATTGGGCCCTGTCCACGATTAACGCCTGATTTCAAGGAGGTTTGTTTTGGCTAATCCCGATAAGTTTTTGCGTCTGCGTGATTACGCTCGTTTGGAGCGTGCGCAGAAGAATGGTGTCGTGGACGGCACCAAGTTCAACTACGACAGTGCGAAACACGTCGTGTCGAACGTGCGCGAGTATTTCGACGCACATCGCGACGGGCGCACGTATGGCGTGCGTTTCCCGCTCTATAGCTTCTCCAATTCGCCGGACGGCGTGAAGGTCGGCGACAATGCCGGTCTGACCGTCGTGCCGTCCACGAATTATCGTGCCGGACGTGATGATTACGCTGGTTTGAGCGCGTTCCGCGTGTTCGACGCTAACGTGGCCGTGGCCGATGATGGCACGCCGGTCGTGAAGGCCATCAAGGGCTTGGCTGGCAATTACGCGAAGGACGGGTCGAATGGCGACGTGTTCGTCATCACCACTCCCGGCTTCTACCGGTTCGAGTTCGACACGAACTACTGCACCATCTGGTATTCCGACACCCAGTACGACGGCTATTCGCCGATGCCGGGCGCGTTGCTGCCGGACGGTTCGCTCCGCCCGTGCATGGCGTACGCGAAATACCCGCTGTCCAATTATGGCGGCAAGGCCGCGTCCGTCTCGGGTCAGATTCCGACCTCCATGAGCGAACAGGGCTCCGTGGCCATAACCACCAGCAAAGGCAAGGGCTACAGCGGAAAGACCTCAGCCGACACGTTCTACATGCAGCTCATGCACATGCTCAAATACGCAACCAAGGACATCGAACGCCACTTGGGCGGCGACTTCAACGGTTCCGGTCAGATCAACGTCAGCAAGGCCGAAACCAACGTCACCCGCGCGCTGGTCAAGGCCACTGACGCGGCAAGCATCGACCTCGGCTCCTACGTCAGCATTGGTACGGGCACCGACCGTGGAGACAATACGACCGGCGAGGCGGCGGCATACCGCAAGGTCATCAGCAAGACCAGCGTGGACGCGGCAACCACCGCGATCAACGTGTCCGGCGCGGCCTTCACGACCACGACGGCCATGCATGTCACCCAAATGCCGTACCTGACCGGTTCGACGGACGGCGTGCTCGGCAACGACGGCATCCCCCGCGAGGACGTGCCCAAAACCCATCAGCCGATCAAGTTGCAGGGCATCGAACTGTTCGCCGGACTCTATGAGACCGAGGGCGACATCATCCTGAAGAACGTGAAGGATTCGGACACTTCCGGCCATACCGAAGTGTGGAAGGTGTTCGACACCACCAAGGCGAGCGGCACCGACATCACCGCCGACTACGTGCATGTGGGCGACTATCCAGCCGTCAACGACAGGGTCGACAACCAGTGGCAGTGGCAGACCGACTTCACCGAAAAGCACGGATTCCTACTGCCCACCGGCGTCGGCGCGACAAGCACCAGCGGTCTGACCGACGCGCTGATTATCAACCCGATCAGCGCTCCGGGACTGCACGAATTGCGGCGCGGTGGCCGTCTCTGGGGCGGTTCGCGCTGCGGGTTGTTCGCCGCGGGCGGCGGGGACGGCCTCTCGGGCGCGTGGTGGGGCTGCGGCGGTCGCCTATCCGTTCTTGGCCGCACGCACGCCTAGTGCGGGCGGTTGGGGGTGAGCGCCAGCGAGGGGGCGAAAGCCCCCTCATCACCCTCGTATGACTCTTGGTGATATTTCAGGGATTCGTGACGGTTTCGCCGGGTTCCTCCTGCTCTTGCAGCGCGGTGGCAATCTCAGGGACGGTTCGCACTGCGGGTTGTTCAACGCGAACGGCAGGAACGACCTCTCGAACGCGTGGTGGAACTACGGCGGTCGCACATAAGGGTTAACCATTTTCCGTCACGACTACCCTCCGCTTTCGGGGATATGCGAGAGGGCAAGCCTCGGCCATGCCGAAAATCGAATCAAGCACGCGGCTGGTAGCACATTGCGAACGCCGCCAACATTCCCCCTATAGCTTTCATGAAAACATATTGCAAACACAGTCGCATCACCGAACCCGCGTTCGTGCGCGACTGCATCGAACGGTTCCTCAACGGCAAACGCTCCCGCAGGGACGTGAACGACTTCCTCAGCCGCCATCCCGACTTGGATTCGCTTTCACGGCAGATAGCAGACGAGATAGGGCGCGGCGAATACAGGTTCGCGCCCATCCGCTACTTCCGCCGTGTGGAACCGATCTCAGGCAAGATACGCATTATCGGACGCGAAAGCATCCGCCATCAGATCTACGATTACGTCTGCGGTACGGCGTTGATGCCATTGTTCCGCGCGAAGGTCGGCAGATGGCAGACGGCGAGCATCCCTGGCAGGGGCATAGCCGACGCGCGACGCGCGATCAAACGATGGGTGCGCGAACCATCCAGCAAAGCGTTCGTGAAACTGGACGTACGCAAATGCTATCCAAGCATCAGCCGTGAAGTGTTGAAACGCCTGCTCTTGCGTGACGTGGGCGACAGGCGGCTACTGGATTTGACGTTCCATCTCATCGACCAATACGCGGGCGATGACGGATTGAACATCGGCTCCTATCTGAGCCAGTGGCTCGCGAACTATTACCTCTCATACGCCTACCATTTCTGCGAACGGCATCTAAGCAAGGAGCGCGTGAACCGCAGGACAGGCGAAACCACCACGAGGCGGCTCGTCACGCACATGCTGTTCTACATGGACGACATTCTCCTGGTCGGCAGATCGAAGCGTGACCTGACCATCGCCGTCAAACGCATACGCGCCTACCTGCATGACACGCTCCGACTCGAAATCCATCCGACATGGAACATCAAGCACGTCGGCGTGGAGCCAATTGACATGGTGGGCTTCACCTTCTACCCGGACCATACCGGCGTCAGGGCGGGCATCTTCCTGCGCGCACGACGCTCATTCCGCCGATACGCGCGGAATCCTACGAGTCTTCGGCTCGCATACCGTTGCGCCAGCTACTACGGCTGGCTCAAAAACAGCGATTCCATCCAATACCGGCGTCGAAACAACGTCGATCAAATCGTCCGCCGCGCCAGAAACACCGTCGCGGCAAGTCGAAAGAAAGGATAACAGATGATTCAGAACGTCTCTTCCGCAACACCGTTGGAAAAGGTGGACTACCATCTCCGCGATGACGGACTGGCCGACATCCGCATCCGCCGCAACATCAGGACCGTCACCCATCAGGCGACCGACAATCAGCCGGAATACGTGGAGTACACGGCAGTCGAATCCTATCAGATTCTGCCGCTCATGGAGCAGGAGGCCATCGATCAGGCGGATGTCCTGTTCGAGGGTGACACGACCAGTTCCAAGCCGGTACTCGACCGTGTGAGCGCGTTGGAACAGGCGAGTTTGGACAACGCGCAACTGCTGGCCGACCTGATGGCGGGCGAGAACGGGGATACGACGGATTCCACCGATGCCAACGCCGACGGCAAGAACACCGCCGACGATTCCGCCGACAACAAGGATAAGGAGTGAAAACAATGGTTAGATTCAATCATGCCGCAGCGGTCCGCATGTACACCCGTCTGGTCAAGGCCGGACGCAAGACGTTGGACGAAGTCCCGGAGGAATACCGCGCGGAGGTGCAGCAGAACCTTCTCGACCCGTGGTTTTGACGTAAGAAGGCATAGGTGAATCAGGAAGCAATCACCATCATCGTCGCCATCATCGGTTCCGGTGGTTTCGGAGCGCTCGTCCCATGGGTGCTCGACCGGATCGACAACAGGCGCGACCCGTTGCACGAGGGCGTGAAGGAGCTGCTGTTCTGCAAGCTCGAACTGCTGCACCAGCAAATGGTGGACAACGGCGGCGTATGCACCGTCGAGGCGAAACAGACCGCCGAACGCATATATCTCGCCTACCACGGTCTGGGAGGCAATGGCGTCGGCACGGAAATGCGCAACGACATCCTCGACGCGCACATACAGGAGGACAGGAATTGACGCATCTCATGATCGCAGGCGGCACCTGCCTGCTGCTGCTCGCGCTCATCCTCATGTTCAATCATGGCGCGCACAGGCATTGATTTTCACACAGGTTTTCAAAGCCATCCCATTCAGGGATGGCTTTTCTATTGCCCCTTGACTCGGGGCGGGAAGGAGAGGATGTGGGAATCCTCAACAAAGGCAAGCCGAAACACGGACGCCTGCGCCGGCGCGTGGGCGTGACGCTGGCCGCGCTCGTCGCTGCGGTCTCCATGGCGTTCGCCCCGGCGGCGAGTGCGGACATGCAGGGCGTGGACATGAGCAACTGGCAGTGCGGCGCGGACGTGTATAACATGCAGGCCGATTTCATCGTGGTCGGCACCACATGGGGCACCGGACAGGTCAACAACAACTGCCTCGTGTCCGGTGTGAACACGGACGCCAACCGCATGATCGCCCAGGCGCAGGCGTCCGGCAAGAAATTCGGCTTGTACCATTACGCGATGGGCGGCAACCCGGAGGCGGAAGCCCAATTCTTCTGGCGGAATACGTCGAACTATTGGCGTCACGGCATTGTGGCGTTGGATTGGGAGATGGATGATAACCCCGCATGGGGCAACTGGGATTGGGTACGCCGCTTCCTGAGTGAGTGCGAACGATTGAGCGGCGGTGTGCGCCCATTGCTGTACACCGGCCCGGTCGCCGGCACCATCCCGCAGGACATCCGCGACCGATATGGTTTGTGGATCGCCCAGTACGCGAACATGAGCCCGACCGGCTATCAGGCCAATCCGTGGATGATAGGCGCGTATGGCGAGGCTATGCGACAGTACAGCGGCACCGGTGTCGTCAACACGTGGAGTCCCATCGACCTCAACATCTTCCGCGGCGACGCATGGCAGTGGGACCTGTACGCCAACCCGACCGGCGGCTCCACGCCACCGGCCACACAGGCCGCGCCCGCACAGCCGAACAACCCCCAGCCCACTCCCAGCACTGGAGGCATCAGCCACACCATGCAGTGGGGCGAGACCATCTGGGGACTCGCCGTAGCCTACAACGCATGGCCCCTGTCCGCATGGCACACGCCAAGCGGTGACATCAACCGCTACTACGTGGGCGATGTCGTCACCTACGGCGGCGGCTCTACTGCCACCCCCGCACCGTCCACCACGTCGGGCGGCACGTACACCGTGAAGAGCGGTGACTGCCTGTCGGCCGTGTTCGGCAGTCGCTGGCCGTCGATCGCCGCGCTCAACGGACTTGTGTCGCCGTACACGATCTACCCCGGACAGGTCCTGAAGACCGACGGCGGCGCCACCGCCTCCGTGTCCGGCGGGGTCTCCAAGACCCTCCAGTGGGGCGACACCGTGTGGGAGTTCGCCACCTCCCACGGCTACAACGTCAGCCAATGCACGGTACCCTCCGGCAACATCAACGTCTACTATCCCGGTGACGTGGTGACCTGCCGCTAAAACCAACCGATGCCGCCATTACTCCCGATGGCGGCATCACCACTATTTTTTTGATCGGAGCAAAACATGACCGACAACACGCCGGACACCCAACTCGAAGAAATCACGGAAACCGGCACGCCCAATATTCCCGACCATACGGCCACGCCGTACACTCCCGTGTTCAATGACACGGTGCGCACCGTCATCTACGTGGTCACGCTCGTCGCCTCGGTCATCGGACTCGGGTTCATGAGCTTCGGCTCCCCCGAAATCGGCGGTTTCATCAGTACCGCCGCAGGCATCATCGCCGCAGGATTCGGAGTCGCATACAACCCCGTACGCATGGCCGGCAAGTAGCCGCAGCGAATAAACACCGCCCCTCCATCCGGCATAATGAACCGCACCCCGATTGTTGGACTGGAGTAATTCATGTCCGATGATTTGGAGGTGCGGTTTTCTATGTCACGGAAACGCAGGGGTTCATACGATGTCGAGTATATGAGAATCGTCGTCGGGTTGATTCGCGATGGGATCGGCGCCAAGTCGCTCGCCCGCCGGCTTGGCGTGTCCAAGGAAACCACGAGAGAATGGTTGTTGTCATACCGAATCGGCGGAGAGGCGGCGCTCATGGGAGAACGCGAGGGCAACAGGAAATACGATTACGAGACGAAGCTCGCCGCTGTGCTCGACCATCTGGAACGTGGGATGAGCAGGCCGGAGGTCATGGAACGTTACGGCATCGCCAGCCGGACGTGTCTGAAACAGTGGTGCCAGGACTATCGTCGCGGAGGGCCGGAGGCGCTGCGCCCGAAGCCCAAGGGCAGGCCGAAGGGCGCGAAATCCAAACCGAAACCGGCTCCCACGCGCGAACAGCTCCTCGAGGAGGAGAACGCGTATCTCAAGGCGAGGGTCGCGTATCTGGAAAAAGCCCGCGCCCTGCTGGCGTCGAAGCCGACAACCGGGAGAAGTCGGTGATCGTCTCGACGCTGGCGGGGCTCGGCCATCCGCTCCGGTGCCTGTTGAAAATCGCGGGATTGGCGAGAAGCACCTACTACTATCTCCTTTCGCATCCCGAGCCGGTCACCCGGCCGGATATCGAGCCGATGGTCGCCGAGGTCTTCCATCGCACGCCCAACGGGTGCGGCCACCGGCAGGTGCGCATGTGCCTCGTATACGAGTTCGGCGTGCGTGTGAGTCATAAGAGCGTGCTCAGGGTTATGCGCCGCATGGGATTGAAGTGCGCCATACGCCGCCCGAACCCATACCGCAGATACAGCTCATACCAAGGCGATACGGGCGCGAAGCCGCCGAACCTGCTGGAACGCGACTTCGCGGCCGACCGGCCGTGGGTGAAGCTGGGCACGGACGTCACCGAGTTCAGGGCGGCGGGCGGCAAGGCGTACCTCGCGCCCATATACGACATGGGATCCAAGGAGATTGTGGCCTGGGATGTCAGCCGGCACCCCGACCTCGCCCAGCAGCAACGGCTGCTCGCCATGCTCGAGGAGAAGCTGCCCGAAGGCGCCGACCCCATACTCCACAGCGACATGGGATGGCAATACCAGCACGACTGGTGGCGGAACAGGCTCGGGGAACTGGGCATCCGCCAGTCCATGAGCCGCAAGGGCAACTGCATCGACAACGCCGCCACCGAGCAGGTGTTCGGCCACCTCAAGGACGAGTTCTACACCGGCCGCGAGTTCGCCTCGTACGAGGAGTTCAAGAACGAACTGGACGCGTACATCATCCACTGGAACACCAGACGACGCCAGATACGACTGGAGGGACACACCCCGGAGGAATTCCGGAACATGTCCCTCACAGCCTAATCAGGTACCATTAATAAACCACGTCCAACTTCCGGGGCGCAGTTCATAACGCTGGACGGAGGGGCGGTTTTCGCGTATTCAAAACCAAGTTCAAGCCCATGGCAAAGGAACACCGACCACACGGGCCAAGGCATACGCCAATGCAAGCGCGACTATCAGAGCGCAGACCGCGACGAAAACGTAGTCTCCTAGCAGACATGCTCTAAGGAACAATGGATGCTCCCGCGCGAACACCCGCATTCTTTCACCCCTATTCTTATCCAGATGCGTCGAGGTCGCACAGTCGTGGAACAGGTGCATGAACGGACGCCATCGCGCCATACGCACGAACTGGTCCGCATCAGCGACATCATTCGATTGCTTGGCTTGAGGCGAATCCAACGGATCGTTTTCCTCAACCACTTTCGCCGCAGCCACGGTCTTGCTCGCATCCGTGGAGGATATGCCGGATACCGCGTCTAGGTCCGCGTCCGGCGATTCCACAGCGTCGAAACCGGTGTCGTCATAATCCGCCATGTCAGATGTCGGCCCCGTGCTTGCGCAACCGTTCCATGCGTTTTCGAACCGCGGCCAGCGAGACGCCGAAATATGCTGCGGCCGCGATCATCCCATCGTTCTTGACTTTCTGGATGAAATCGTGTTCGGGCATGAGCAGCGCACCGGCGAACTCGTCCGCGTAGAATTCGTGGATGTCGTAATCGTCGGAACGTTTGTCCATGAAAGCGAAATCGTTGTCCTGCGCTATGGTGACTCGTTCCACGAAATGCCCCAGTTCGTGTGCGAGCGTGAACCTGCGTCTTGTCTGTGGTTCGGTGCGTTCCGTGTAGGCTCGGGGCTCGCTGCTGTGTTCCTTGACTATCATGCCGCTGACACCTTCGGGAAGCTCACCGGTGTAGGGCGTGACACCCATGGCCTTGCATATGCTCACGATCTTGACCGGATAGGAGTGGTCCCAGTAATTGTCAAGGGTTTCTTGCGCTTTGCGGCGCGCATCCTGCCACAGTAGGGTCATGACTTCTCCTTCCCGGTATTGACCTGATATCCTATATGTTCAACGTTAACAGGAGCTCAGGCCCAGGCATTCCCTCGCATAGGCTTCAACCTCACGGTTCTCTTCATCGTCACCGATAAGCAGCAGCCATGCTGCGGGAATCTCCCTACGCACGTCCTCCTTGCGTATTTTTTTGATAAGCCCTTGTGACTGTAAGAACATGCCAGTCTGGCTTATACGCTGTATCGCCGACTGTCGCCTTGAGGCAATCAGTCGTCCGTTATCTTCGCGCTGTAGGGCCTCATGGCTGAGGATTCCCATGCTGAACTGTTCTGCAAGATGCCCCCACCCGCGTTCGTAGACACGGCTCGGCAGACCTTTGCGTTGGTTTTCCTCGGTGGGCGGCCAATCATAGGTGATCTCGGCCATAGTGAGCATCATGGCGTATGCCGTCATGTTGGGCGTGGGGTTACCTCGAAACATGGTGAGGAATTTTCCTTCGGCTGATAGGCGCATGACTTTTTGTGCGTTACGGTATCCCAAGGTCTCCAT